ATGGAATATCATTCAGCGCATCTGCCATGGATGTGGGCTCCAGAAAGTGATGGGGCTGGCGGCAAGGCAGTTGAATCTCCGGATACGATCATTATCACTTGCGATGAAAATTGCGAGAACGAAGTGCTTCGCTTCGACCTTGGTGATCTTGTCGTTCGGTGGATTGAGAATTTCGAGTATCAAGGCTCAAAAAAGATTGAGGACGCCGCAGATATAGCTCTCACCGAAGCACTCGCCAAGCGCTTCCGCGAACTTGCCAACAAACTTGATGCGTCAGTTTTGCGTCAGTAACACTGTATCACGAGCGTGGCCGTGGTAATCCAGCCCGGCCCGCTTCATCAACGCTCATCTGCGGCGTTCTGCCGACTGAACACAATCCCTATCGACACACATTCATCACATACGTCTGAAGCGCCTTCAGGGCTGCTTGATCGGCAATGATCCCGGCGCGGATATCGAAAACAGTTGATCCAGAAGCTGCAGAGAGTTCGACGGTTCCTGCATCGCCCAGGCTGGTGGCGCCGGCGGTACTGGACACGTCCCCACCACTGGCACGACAACTTCCCGCGATGCGCAGCCGGCGAGCAGAATCAGCAGCAGCGCGGCGCCACTTTTCATTTTCAGCGAGGTCATGTGTTTTCTCCTGCGTGGCTTTGGCGTCGATATCGTCACGGGCCTTCTCGGCAATTTGCTGCTTCTCCACTGCCTGTCTGGCCTGCGCTGCGCCGGCATTGGCGATAGATGTCAGATCGGTCTGAAAACTTGCCTTGTTATCGGAGATGATCTTGCCGTAGCTGTTGGCCTGCCACATCCACGAACCAGCTGCGCCAATCAGCAGCGCACCTATATAAGGAAGGAGTCGCAGCCAGATCGTCATGCCAGCACCTTAAGCGCGGTGGCGTAGAAGGCTTGGCGCTCGGCCAGGCCGTTCACCCCGCCGTTGATACGTTTGGTCACCCCAATAAAGTCGCCGGTATCAGCCAGGGCGTTCAGGTTGCGCGAATTCCAGAACCAGGCCGCCGACTTCGCGGCCCACTCGGCCTGCTCGATCAATTCTGGCGTACGCAGCAGGCGGTCATCACCGAACAGTGCCTTGCTGCACGCCAGGTAGTTGTCGTGACCCGTCACCTGAATCAGGCCACGACCGCGGTACTTCTGACCGTCACCGTCAGCCTCTGGTGTGTTGCCCAGCCGTTTGGCCAGCGGGCCCGTGTCGTACTTGCTCAGGTACTGGTCGCCGCCGAGTTCCTTTACATACCGGAACTGGCCGCTCTCATGCCCGACCTGGGCAATGAAGGCCGCCATGCGCAGCCGGGTGTTGATCTGGAACCGATCCATGGCCAAGTTAAGCGCCGACGCAAAAACGCCGGCTTGTGTGCCGGCGTTCGGGAGGATCTGCAGCAACTGCTGCGCAGTGATGGGCATGCTTTTCTCCAGGCAAAAAAATACCCGCTCGATGGCGGGATGCTTGCGTTCTGTTGCGACTATGCCGCGTCGGGTGCTACCGCTGAGACAGTAAGGTCCATGCCGGCCGCCGGCTGAGCAGGCCATACCACTTCAGGCGGCCACCCGATCTGGCTGGTAACTCGGCCAAGCAGCACTGCATAGGTTTTCCATTGCTTGAGCTGAGCCGTGCGAATCGGCAATTCCGCCTCTTCCTCTGGAGTGGCCATCTCCAGATCAATGGCGTCGTTGAGGGTGCTGATTCGGTTGGCCAATGCCTGCTTCTGCGCCACGGTGAGCTGCGTCAGCGCCTGAAGCTTTGCGCTTTGCAGCGCCAGCATGTCTGGAGGCGGATTGATGAACGCAAGATATCGCGGGTCGTCATCCTGGACCTCACCCTGATTCGGATATTCTCCGGGGTCTTGCGGGTTTCCAAAGACGGAGACAACCGAAACTTCGGACGAATCAGAAAACTGAACGTATTGCATATGGGCCGCCTTAAAAAGTGTATGAGGAAATAACGATACTGGCGTTCATCGTTCCAACCGTAACAGTCGCTGCGTACCAAATATTTTGCGCGGTAATTAGCGCCAGATTGAAGTAGCCCGAGGCGTTGGTGTATCCACCGCCAATTAGAACCGTTCCGAGGGCTGAAGCGCTCGATGAGAGTTGCCCAAGGTAGTCGCCCGCGCTATTTGAGCCGATACGCATGTACCCAGCTGCAAATTTTGCATTTGGCGGTACTGCTGCCGAAATACTCAGTGAGGTGAAAGATGCTTGCTGTGTCGACGTGCTGAGAACTGACACCCCGGGGGTTGAAACCACCCTGTCGAACTGAGACCCAACAGCAAGCTGGCCGGCCCCGGTGGTCGGCCACACGCTAACCAGTGCCGAGGCTGTGTAGCCCGACGGCATGTTCGCCCCGGAATACACTTCAGTCTGCACGCCGGCCGTGGCGTTTTTAGCCAAGAGCGCGCTGGTGCCGGTAGTGGGGTTATAAATCGCGTAAAGAGCTACCCACCCACTGGCCGGCGACGACCCGATATCCATGCCGCCGGCGCCTGTCGCCCCCAGGTTAATTGTCTTGCTGAAGCTCGGAAGTCGATACGAATTCCCGCCGAGCGCGGATTTAACGATCACTTCATCGGCAGTTAAGGTCCCGGTAGCACTGGCTGCCGTGATGGACATTTTCGCATTTCTGACCTGTCCAACCACGCACGGCAGCGGCCCCGCTGGCTGACCGGTAAAAAGCGGCGAGTCAAGCGGAGCCATAGCCCCATCGATTGGCCCCTTGTCTACCCAGTTTGCGTTTGCAGCATCCCGCTGTTTAAGCCTTCCTGTCCCGGTGTCAGCCCACACTTGCGCTGGGAAGGTAGGGCTTGGGGCCGATGCCCCGCTGCTCTGCGAGGCCAGCGCCTTGAGCGCCAAGTTGATATCGGCGCGGACAGCAACGCCCGCACCGTTGTCCACGGTCATATCGTGCTGCGACATAGGTCAGTATCCCTTTGAGATGTAGTCAATCGAGCGGCCCGACTGGGCGACCCCACTGGAATTGCGGATGAAGACCGTGAAGCCTGTTGCGGTCTTTGCAGAAACGTCGAGGTAGTCGCCAGGCGATAGGCCTTGCGCGGTCAGGCTGACTGCAGGATTGGCTTTGAATGGTGGTGCGTAGGTGATCGTCAGGCCAAGCGCAGGCACCGCCAGATCATTCCCGCTCTCGATGCGATCTGGCATATCGATCGTCACCTCAAGGGTCGAGACGTCGATCCAGTTTGTCGCAAGCTGAACCTCGCCACGGAGCTGAAAGTCGAACAGCCGAGCGCGGTAGTCGCCGACAACAAACGGTTTCCATGCTGACCAAACGGCCGGGAACACATCGGACGTTCGAACCCACAACGACAGCGAGGCGCCAACCGGAGGGTCGCCGTCGATACTGGTCATCGAATCGAAATCAGTGATCGTGTCGATGTAGCTGCCATCATCGTAAAGCGCGGCCTCTACATTGGCCGTCAGGCGGCAGTCGTAGACGTATCCGAGATCGGAAGGCGCAGCGAAGCTGTAGGTCATCGTCAGCCGCGAACCGCCGTACTTATCGATTTCCCCGAGCCATGTATCGAGGCTGGGAATATCATCGAACAGACCGAGCGCAGCCATTTTCAACACGCCATCAGACGCCGCAGCATTCACTGCCACCCCTGAGAATGCGGGTGATTCAGTGACTGTCAGCACAACGTTGTCAGGCAGAGGAACTTGAGCATCGGACCAGACTTCCGTGATCGGGCCGCCGACGCCAGAGGAGTCAACTGCGCGAGCCAGGTACTTGCCAGGGAGCAGCGATACCACTGCGGATGTTGATCGCCCGGCCGCCTCAGTGAGCGGCAATGCCGAATCCCAGTTGGCCAATGTGCTACGCGATTGGCGGATGTTGATGCTACCGCCGAGCTTCACATCGAGCTCTGGAACAGGGTCCCACGCCAGAGTGGCAACGCTATTGATGACGTCCAGGCGCAAACCACTAAGCGCCGATGGCGGAGCCAACAAGGCCTGTGCGTTATAGGTTTGCAACGCAGCTTGACCGGAAAGCCCGAGCACTGACTTCGGAGTGACCCGAACCGACCATAGGCCAGAAGATGCCGAGTCAAATTCGATGCTCGGCGTCGACACCTCCGTGACGTACTCCCAGTTTCCGCCAGGCTTCATGACCTCCACCTGGTAGCGCATTGCGCGGGCGGGTTGCGTCCAGCTCACCGTCAATCTCGCAGCAGCGACTCCCGTCCCGGTGTCGTACAGCGATTCAAGGAAGGTGAGTTGCCCCATCGCCGCCGGTGCGCCGAGGTTGACGTTGCTGATCGGGTTATCCGTGTCTGGCGTGCCAAACTCGACCTGGTTGAATTTGTCGGGATCAAACGCCACGGCGCTTATTGCGTAAGTGCCGTCGTCGCCCTCGCTGATGCCGATAACACGGAATTTTTGGGTATCCAGCGTCGTGGCGGAAAATGCCCACGGCGCAGAAGCCAGCGGCGCTGCCGGCAGCGGAGGCGAAACGACCAGCGCTGTTGCGCCTGTCAGGACGTTCATGGTCCGCGATGCGTAGGTGCCGTCAGGAAGGATGACGGCGACCAGGCCGGAACCGCCAGACCCGATTGGGGCATCAAGAAGCAACGTGGTGGTGGTGCTACCGGCAAGCAGCCGGCCACCATTACGCGCCCCGGCGCGATTGGCATCGGCGATATCAATGATGTCGCCAGGCAGCGGAATGGCTCCGTCAGCCCCAACAGCAAACGTGACCGCCTCACTCTCTGCGTAGAGCAGCCAGCGCCCCAAACGGCGGGCCTGGCCTCGCGACGTACAGCCGATAGCGACAACATCACTCTGCTGGACTCGCCCCCACTTCGCGATCAGGTCCGGGCGCTCAACAATCTCAACCGATTGCTTGTATTGCTGCAGCGGGTCGTTCCAGGTCACGCCTGCGACGTTGTAGCGTTGATCGGAGGCGACCGACTGGTAGCTGAAATCGCCGCCGACCACATTCGAGTTGTTGAACAGGTATCGGCTGGAGCGAGGCGCATCCTGCACCGCGGTCAGCGTGCCTCCCGCCCAAAAGCTGATGGCACGAAACACGGAAACCATATCGTTGACCAGCTTCCAAGCGTCTTGCTGGGTAGTAAGCGCCAGGTTGCAGGTAAAGCGCGGTTCCAAGCCGCCATACCCGTCAGGGACCAGCGCATCGCAATATTGCGCGATGCTGTACAGCGCGAACTTATCGATCAGCGCTGAGTCAAGCAGGCCACCCAACCCATAGCGGGTATTGGTCAGCATGTCGTACCAGATCCAGGCCGGGTTATCGGTCCAGACCCTCTGGAACGTTCCATTCCATGAGCCGGTGTAGACGCGGGTGAACGGGTTGTAGTTGCTCGGCACCAAAACCTTGATACCGCGCACCAGGAAAGACATGCGTGGAATGCTGGAGAACTGTTGGGCATCAATCGATACCCCGCAAAGCGCGGTGTTCGGGTAACGCAGCTTCTCATCCCACAGCAGCGTGAAGCTGTCGAAGAAGGTGCGGTTCTGAATGGCCGCACTGCCAGAGTCAGCAGAAAGACGTGTCACCCGGATATAGCGGGGCAGCCCCACCGAAACGGACAGCCGCAGGTAATACGAGAACTGCGTACGGCTCATCGTCTTGCCGGTGATCGTCAGATCAGAGCAAAGCGGATACCAGGCGTTGTTATTGAGGCGACCCTCGATACGAAAGGTGACTGACGAGCCGGTCGTGTCCCCATTTTGCATGTTCTGCTCAGAGAGCTGCGGGACGCTGATGGTCACCCGTACCGCGTCGGCATCGGTGTCGGTGATTGCGCGCTCAATGGCTACGCCTGATTTCAGCTCGACGCCAACAGACTGCTCGGCCTCAAGGCCGGTGACCGGCAGATAAGTCTGCCATTGCGTGCCCGGGCGCGTTTCGAGCAGCACATTCGAGAAGTTGAGGCTTCCATCGAAGTTCTGCAGCGGCACATCATCAAAGAAAACGCCCTGATAGCCGCCGACGATCCCTTCGATCTCGCCCTCGCCAATCGCGTGGAGTACCTGAACGTGTTGGCGTGAGCGCAGGCTATCTGGCGCCTCCACTACGGCACGCGTGGATCCGCTGCTGCTTCCGCCCCCCTTCCCACCACCCTTTCTGCCGACAATGACTTCACTCATACCGGGATAGCCTCTGACCAGGCGCCCACGGAGATCACGCTGGATCCGACCAGCATCTGGCCGTAAATCACAGGCACGGGGAGACCTTGCTGCGTGGAGTTGAACGCGCCATTGAAGAGGTAGCTGGGTTTGTTTTCGGTGCTGGCCTGGTCTTCTTGGCTGGATGTTTTCGGTACGGGTGTGAGCATTTGCACCACACCGCCAATTACCATGGCGATACCTACTTTCACCAAGAGCCCACCCAGAGGCGCGGCCCCACCAAAGCTAGCTGTCGAGATAAATGCGCCTGCAACTATGAGTGCTGCTCCTGCGACGACCTGGAAAAGACCTCCGTTTTTACTGCCAGAAATGACTGGCACAATGCGGATTTCCGTTGTCCCGCTCAGGGTGAAGTGTTCTTCTCCAACGTTCTCCCGATTGCGGAAGATGGCGTAACGCAGGCCCTTGCGCGATGAATCACGAATAAAGTCCTCGAATCCTGGGATGGTGTGCTTCAGCGCGCTGAAGGCCTCGCCAGTAGTGCCGGTTTCAAGGAGGCGAAAATGCTCGCGGCCGAATGCCTGAGCCAAGCTGCCAGAGAGCAAAATCCTGGTCATGGCATTTTGGTGGACGGCGCTCATACTTTTCTCCAGGCAATAAAAAACCGCCCGGAGGCGGCTTGGTGTTTTCGATGGTCAGATGCAGGCTTTGGCGGCGTCCTTCCATGCGCTGGTCGCTGCCCAATCCATGGGAAGGAATACCCGAACAGTTGATCCGGACTGTGCTTTATCGATAACCGCCAGCGCTACGACACCAGTTAAGTCGGCGGACGCTGCAATCCTGTAGCCTGATTCGGTTTCAATCGAACTGGTAGATGAGTTGTATGCTTGCCACTTAGGCCCGATACATTGAGCCAGCTGCTTCGGCGTCTTCTGGGACTGACCTGCAAAGGCTGGCTGGTCTTTCTCCAGGCCTGAAGTGGTACACCCCGCCAGCATGATCAGTGCCAGGGCTGTTATAGCTTTCCGCATTGCTGAGCCTCCTTGTGTTTTGCCGACTCTAACAGGGAGGTTGCGCGTAAATACAGGGCCTCGATTCACGAGACTCATGTGAACGGTGACATTTGACGGCACTCATCAGGGGCTTTCACACCCTTGTAGCGCATGATGTGCGTCGTGCACTCGCGGTAGGCGCGACCGTAGACCTCGCGGCAGCTCAGCCGGCCGTAGAGGTGATGCAGCAGCACATCGCCTTCCAGCCAGATCGCACCGTGGCACGGCGTTGGGCTACCGATGGCCATGACGATCAAGTCGCCAGGCTCTGGGGTGTCTACCGGGACAAATCCGGCCCGCTCGAAGTTATCGACGTACAAGTTCTCGCCGTTGTGCCACCAGTCGTCCTTGCGGTAGAAGTCCATCAACTCAATGCCCAGTACCTGCCGGTAGTAGTCGCGGACCAGGGTGTAACAGTCAATCACGCCGTGGACGAAGACCCGGCCTTCCAATGGCATTTCCCCAGCGGCCGGCATCTCATGCCACGTTGCCACACCCTCCTGCAACCCGACGATCCACCACGCCAAGCGACTGGCCGCGTGACTGGCAACATCGTGCAGGCTCGGTTCGGGGCCGGTATCCGGATGTGAGTGCACGACGACGATAATGTCGCCCAAGTCTTCAGCCGCAGCATAGTCTTCCGGATGCAGGATGAAGTGGTCAGGCTCTTCTGATTGGTTGCGGCAAGGCACATACGACGGCTTGCCGCGAGCGCTGACGACCAGGCCCACAGCTTCGCGTGGATACTCGGCGCGGGCATGCGCTTCAGCGTCCGCTCGGCATTTGTTGAACAGTTCGCTCATGGTCAAAGTCTCGGAACGCGGGCGATACCTGGGAAGCCGCCAAAGGGCAGCTCGCCAAACTCACCAAAGCGCAGCTTGCAGCCAGTTACGGAGCGACTGCATTGGTCTAGGGCCGGATCGCTGGTCGGACGATTCGCGTAGTCCGCCACCGGGCCTCCGGCATAACCGCACTCGCCAGATCGGTATGCCCATAGGCAGGTTCCTGCAATCACCTGGCGCCGCGGTAGCTTCACGCCCTGCAGGTCGAGCGGCGAGCCAAGTTCGAACTCAATTGCGGCCGGCGTCTCGCTGGCCTTGCGCGTGATGATCCACGTTTCGACCGGGTACTCTTCGGTCGGGTTGGCCGTAGGGTTCCAACTAGCGCCGGTCTTCTGGTAGGCCAGCAAGCCTCTGGAGCGGGTCAGCTGCATGCTGGAAACATAGAACCCGCTGGTCCCGTTCCCCGTGTAGGTTTCACTCCCGGAGGCGTCGCGCGACAGCACACGAAAATCGAACGAAGTGGCCGCTGGGTCTAAAAGGCCTGAACACCAAATCAGGTATGAGCCGCCGCCGAGGTTCACGACACCTCTATCCGGGCTAACAGTGCTAAGCAGTTGCCCTGTGGATAGATCCATAAAAGCATCGGAACGGAAACCCACGCTGTCAGCCAAGCGAATACGCACTTGCGGTCTGTCCGCATCACACAATTTGACTACCGCAGATGCCGTGTACCACTCAGCTGGGAAGGCGGTTCCGACCTGCCGAATGTAGTGAGAGGTTGTTAATCCTTCCACCAGTTGACTGACTTGCGATCCATAAGGATCAAATAGTGCAGGCAGAGAGGCCGTGACGCCGGCCTTCGTCCAGACCGTTTGAGTCGCCTCTTCCGACCACAGCAGATAGTTGCTCTGAACGAAGTTCACCGCATCCATGTACTTAACCAGCGTGCGCCGGCGCTTGAGTTTGGCGACGAGCAGGTCGTCGTACTGTCTGCACAGCGCGGAAATGGTGCCGCCGAAGTTGCCGACTTGAAGTTTGGGGCGAGCCGGAGAACCTTGGCTGGGTGTGGCGAACTCCTGCGCCTGAATCGGCCAGGGTGTGTAAACGTTGCCCTGCCAGATGACAGATCCCCGGTTTTCATTGGTCCCGGCGTGGAAGCGAATCGTCTGGTCAGGCAACACCAACTCGAAGCCTTCCCAGATCGACAGACCGGTTGATAGTGAAAGCTGACCTTGAAGTGCACTCACTCGAACACCTCCTCAAAGGTCGCGGAAATACTGTCGATGCCGCGCGCCACATCGGTACGCGTCCACTCACGACAAACAAAAACCCCGATCGGGTGACCGGGATGGGTGTAGTTGAACGCCTCGACGGCGCCACGGGCGGCCAGGAAGGCGTCGATGGCGTCAATCTCGGAGTTGATCCGCTTGAACACCAGCGAGTACTTGCGCGGCTGGCGGTTGATGCCGGTTCCCTGCCGCTGCTCGTACCCATCGCCGAACTTGATCACCTTGACCGTCGGGGTGATCACTCTGGAGGCGTCATAAGTCGCCCGCCATGTGAATGCCAGCATGCTGCCTCCTTAAGCGAGTTGCCCGCCGTTACGGCGCGCGAGTGCAATTTCCTGACGCGTCACAACCTTGATGGCCTCGGCCAGGCGCGCTGGGTCTGGCATGGTGCCCCCGCCATCAGAGGCGTCTACCGTCACGCTGACGTTGACCGTGCTGGAATTGGCACCACCACGAACACCAAGGCGACCTTGCGAGTCGCGAGCCAGAGGCACAATGGCCTCAGGACCAGCCTCACCCATCACGCCGGTTTTGCCGTTGGCCATGCCGAAAGCCGTGGGCGAACTGACCACGCTGTCGGAGAACGCACCGCCCTTGGCGAACATCTGCACGCCGCCAGACCAGGCACCGCCCTTCGCTTGCTGGGTCTTAATCCAGTTCGCGTAGTCTGACCCGGTGTAGCCGGCCTGCGTTGAGCCTGACGATCCGCCGAAGTAGGACTGCGCTGCGGTTGTGGCCAAGCCGAACAGCCCGCTAAGCGCAGACGATCCAGCCTGCCGTGCCGCGATACGCGCCATATCCGCCAGAACAGACTTGGCGAAGTCCGAGAACGACAGTTTCCCGGTCAGCGCGAACTGCGCGACGGCGTCTTCCATGGAGCTGAAGGCGTTGGTGAACAGGCTTTTCGTCTGCCCGGACACGTCGCGCGTCGACTCGAGGTAATTCTGCCACGCCGACGATGCGCCAGAGGTCCAATCGCCCTGAGCCACCGTCATCTTGTCGTAGCTTTCGACCGTGATGTCGCGCAGCTCCTGCTGACTCTGTGCGACGGCCTTCAGCTTGGCGTTGTACTCATCGAGGCTCATGCCCCGCGAGCCGTCGCCGTACTGGTTGGCCAGATCGATACGCTGGGCGTTGGCCTTGTCGTCGATGCCATTGAGCTGGTTATTCAGTCCGCGCTGCCTGTCGCCCATCCCAAGGCTGGCGGCTTCCCTATCGCCCTGCTGGCGAAGCGTAACGGCCTGCTGTTGCAGCGCATCGGTGTAGGTCTTGATCGCCAAGGCCTGCTTCTTGACCCGCCCTTCCTCGTTGGTCGCGAGGACTTCGAGCTGGCTGTCGGCATCCTTTTGCGCCTTGACCATGTTGGTGCGCGCATCGGCGATCTTCTGGTCCAGCTGAATGCGCTGCTCACCAGTGGTGCTGGACTTGTCTTTTACGGCTTCCAGTGCCGATATCTCGGTCTCGTAGGCCTGGGTTACCTCTTCACGCTCAGCCCGGATCAGCGCGGTACGCTGGTCGAGGTAGTTCTGCTGCGTGATCAGGCCGGCCTTCTGCTGCGCCTCCAGCTCTTTCTCGGAGTTCGAGTAGGTGGCCTGCAGATCCTTGATTGCGTTCTGGGCATCGTTGTAGCCGGTCAGATTGACCGCTTTGCTGCCGCCTGGCTTATCGGCGAACTGCTTTTTCGCCGCATCACGTAGCTGGTTGAGTTCTGCCGGGGTATAAACCCTTCCGCCATCTCCGGCAGCGGAATCCTTGGCGAGAGCATCGATCTCCTTAAGCCTATCCCTGAGCTTCTCCTGGTTACTCGCGGTAGCCGTAAGCCCTGCATTCAGCTTGTCCTGAGCATTTACCGAGGCCTTCTGACGCTCTACGTACAAGCCTTTAGCTGCGGCGAGTGCTGCCTGGGTATCGCGCTGCTGGGTCAGGAATTTCAGCTCAAGCTGAGAGTTCTCCAGCTTCTTCTTGGCGTCGGTATCGCTTGGATCTGCCGCAACAGCACTTTTCGCATAGGCGACCTGCTGGCTGAGGTCAGCAATTTTCTTGGCCGCATCCTCGGCGCGGCCAATGTCATTGAACGCATCCAGTGTCTTCCTGGTTTCGGAGGCGACCCCTTTCCATGCTCGCTCCCAAATGCTCAGGTTGGCAGTGATGTCAGCCGTACGGGTTTTGATGGTGTCGGCATAGGTGTCGGTCAGAAGCTTCGCCGCACCAATGGTATCGCCTTGCTCTTTCAGGGCGACGATCTGTGAGTAGACGGAAGCCGTCAGGAATCCATACTGTTCGTTCAGCGTTTTGGCGGCGGCAACCGGGTCTTTGCCGATCGAGGCAAACTCGGCGACCGTCTCTTCGATAGCCTTACCGGTGGCCGACTGCATCTCAAGCGCGGCCGTGGCCACGACGCCGAAGCTTTCGCCCGCGATCTTGCTGCTGCCGGCGAGCTGAGCCAGCACTTCTGCCGCCGCACCGGTGGTGCCGATGGTGGAGCTGATCTGAGTGGCCAGCGAACCAAGTTGGTCTGCGCTGGTACCAGCCGCATTACCAGTCAGGATCAGTGCAGCGTTGTAGGCCGTCGCCTCTTGGGAGCCCTTGTAATAGGCAAGGCCAAGGCCTGCAGCTGCTGCGGCCGCCAGGGTGAACGGGTTGATCAAGCCGGCGACATACCCGCCCAGCGCCTTGGCGGCCGGGCCTACACCACCGAACATGTCTTTGAGCTGCCCGCCTTGTTGCAGGAGGACGGTCAACGGTGCCTGACCACCTTGAAGGCTGGTCACGATGTCAGTGAGTTGCGCCGGCACACCACGCAGTGCGGCGGCAGTCTGCGCAGCAGATACACCCACAGCAGCGGTCTGCTTGCCGAGCTTGGCCGTGGCCGCCTCAGCCGCCTTGGTTTCCGCCGCCATCGCCTTGATGGATGCGCCAGCTTGCTTGCTTTGTCCGGTCAGGCCTTCCGTGGCTTTCTCGGCCTTCGCGCCAGCCTGCGCCAGGCCATCCAGCTCAGTGGACGCCTTGGCTACCTCACCGGTCTCTACCTTGATCCCAAGGCTGGCGATGTCTTGTGTCATGCCACTCTCCTGACAATAAATTCACTACGCCTCAGCCATGACAGCGAGCGCTTCGGCCTCCATTACTTGAAGGTCAGGAAATAGTTCGGGGATTTGCCGCTTTTTGATGCCGATGTAGCTGGCCACGTCGCGAATGGACGTGTAGTCGAGCCCGGTCGCGCCGCCGGCGCCGGTGCGCCACTGAGTGCCGAGCGCGTTGAACAAACGGAAGACTGGCCAATTGTCTGGCCAGATCTCCACGTCGTCCCCTTCGAAGTCATCAGCGTCCAGGCCGAACAGCGACAACGTTTCTTCAGGCGCACGCGACCCGTACATCGCTTGCGCCGCGGCGATCAGTTTCCCCGGCGAGCTACCGCGTAGGCAGCCTGATAGGCATCGAGGACTGCGGCTGGGGCGCCCGCGCACGTCCCGACCAGCTCAGTCAGGGATTCGTCGGATAGCTCTTCCGGGAAACTCCAGCCGACAATGATCTCCTTCAGCTGGGCCGCTTCCAAAGCAATCTGCCGATCAGTTGCCTGCTCCCACGTCGCGCCATCCTTCATGGCCTCCTTGGCAGCCGCATCACGCTCCGCGTTCCACTTGTCGTAGTACTTCGCAAGCTCCTTGCGATCGCGGTATTTGAATTCGATATCGACCTTGATCGGATCGAATCCGACGCGCGGAATCTCGACTTCAGCCTTGAACGTGGCGTTCTGGGCAATCTTGAAGCTGGCCATGTGGTTTCCTTACGACAGGTAGCGAACAGGAGCGGCCTGCAGGGCCAGGGAGACGGTGCGCGTCAGGATGTTGCTGCGCGATACCGCCGGTTGCAGCGAGAACGAGGTGTAGGCGCCGTAGTACAACTTGTCGGTGCCTGGCAGGTTCAGGCGAGCGGCCTGTACGGTCTGCGCGATGTCTGCGGCTTGGACAATTGGCACATAAGCCAGAGTAGGGTCATCGGCAACAGTCAGCACCATGCTCGCGGCGGCCTTGTCAGTCGGCAGCTGACGGCCTTGGGCGTCTTCGAGGAACACGACGTCCTGGTAGTTCTGGTCGCCGCCGGAGAACGCCACGTCAGTGATCTGCGGGATCTGCACCCAGGTCATGACCTTTTTCAGGCTGCCCGCGCCGGAGCCGGCCGGGAAGATTGTGGTGCTGGTGGTGTCGATCGTTTCCAGGGTGATCGCGGTAGCGGTAGCGGTCTTGACGCGGACAACCTTGTTGTTCAGCGCGGTCCAGCCGGAAGTGACCAGCAGGATGTCGCCGGCCACCAAAGTCGCGCCGACTACGGTGCAGACCGCTTCAGAGGCGTTGGTGATGGCCGAGAAAGCAAGTGGAGCGGCGTAAGTAGCGGCATGCTCGAACGTCGCGCCGTTGGGAAGTTTGTAGCCCATGGGGGTTTCCTCTATGCAGAAATGACAAAACCCGCTCAATAGCGGGTTCTGGGTTTGCCCAATGGGCGGATTAGGTGGTGTCGGCTCGGTATGTGAACGACAGCGGCAGCGTTGTAGTCGTGTCGCCCTGCTGGGCCGGGGCGGTTGCCATCGGCGAGCGGACGTAGACAGTGAAGGCTGTCTTTGTCAGGTCAAGGTTGTTCGGGAACAGCGCGGCGATCTCATCGGCGATCGATTCAGCCGTGCCTCGGCCAATTCCGGCCTTGGTCACAACGCTGACCTGGAAAACGCCACGGTAGGCCGTGTGCTTGCCTTCGAGGTCTTCGCTGGTCGCGTTGGCCGGCAGCAGAAAGGCGCGCAGGTAAGGTGAGCCGTCGGCCGGCGGCGTGAAGGCGACGTCTTCATAGGCAATCGGCAGTGCCGGCACCCTGGCAGTCGCCCACGTCTTCAAGCGGCCTTCAAGCAGGCTGCGGATGATCTTGTCTGACATCAGGGAAGCTCCGAAACGGCTTTATCGATAAAGGTCTGGAACTCGACCACGGAAATTCTGACCATCCCGGCCGGCGCTTGAGTCGACCAACTTTCGTATTCAAGACGGGGCCCGTACGGGAGATTGTTCATCATCCAGATCGTGCCGACTTCACTGGTGAAGCCCTCGATGATTGCAGCAGCATCGCCTTTCGAGGCCTGGCCGGTCGGGTCGATGCGCTCCAGCGTCCCGGTCTTGGCCGTATCGAACGACACCTGCCAGTTGCCACGGAAGCGACCGCCGACGTAATCACCGCCCGCAACCAGGTCCATGCCGTCCTTGATCAGGCGGCCGGGCTTCATCCGTCCGCTCTTGGACAGGTTCGCCGGATCGTTGCGCAGTTCGGCATTCAGCCGGGCGACTTCGTTGTTGTACTGGGTCGCCACTGAATTCGCCGCCCATAACTCAGGGTTGCCGACCGGGGATCTATCCACCACGGCGGCCAGCAGGTCGATGGCGACCTTCTTGATAACGGTCTCGGCATTGATATTGGCCTTCTCGGCGAACGCCTTCAGATCCAATGCGAAGCTCATTTGCGGGCCTGCACACTAAAGCCGACCGCGAGGCCGGCGTAATCCCAAGGGTCGACGTTCTGGACGGTGTAGGTGTCGCCGTCGAACTGGATCTTGTCCTGGCTGATCGGCTGCGGTGTATCGGTGCCATCCAGCAGTAGCGGCGAGATCAGAATCTTCACATCACCCTGCTTGATGCGTGATCCATCGATATCCCGCTGGTTGTAGTTCTCGCGGAAGCCCGAGCCGTCGAATTGGGCGGTGGTCACTGGGGTTGTGCCGCTTTCCGGGTCATATTCACCCGTCGTGACGCGGAGCAGTGACAGTTCCAGTCCTTTGCCGCCCTTGCTGCGAGGCGCCAGCATCCGGGCTGCGGTCGCCTTGGCTCGATCATAGATATCGGTCATGAGCGCACCATGGAAATACTGCTCGATCCTTCGATGAACTGAGCCATGATCTTGTCGATCTGCCGATAGCGGACAACGCCATTGCTGTCGAGGTATTCAGTTTTCAGCGGGCCAACGGTTTCGGACTTGATAATCCGGTCGATATCCTTATCCAGATCGTCTTGTCCAGCCTTGAAAGCCATCTCGGCACAGGCCTGAGCAATCGGGTTAGGGACTGCGTCACTGGCCCAGTACTCCAGCCGAGCACCGCCTTGGCGTTTGACCATGTAGCGCGGCCAGGCCAGTGCTTGGGTCGTCTTTGCCCGGTAACCGCATGTGCGCGCGCTGTAGGTGTGCTCCAGATAATCCGTGCTACGGCGCAGCGCCTGCTCTTTCTGGATCTCGGTCAAAGCCAGCCACGCCGCATTGCCACGCGCATCGTGGTACGAGTCGGCATAGGCGACTGAGCACAGTGATTCGGCGTCAGCGCGCCCGGTGCCGTCTTCGGTAATCAAAGTCATGGGTTATCTCGCTGATGTCAGAGGCCGAGTGCTGCGGTGTAGGCAGGAATGGCAAAGCCGGCGATGGTCACATAGCCCGCTGCGTCTGGGTGGGTTCCGTCTTGGGTGCTGAATCCCGTCCAGGTGGTCGGATCAATCCACACAAGCTTGGGATCGGCCTTGGCATCCATCACCCCTTTCAGGATGACGTTGGCTGCATCGACCAGCGATTGAGCCAAGGCGTTTGGCAGGATGCCGCGGCACAAGACCTTGCCATAACCCTTGGCCAGCAGCTTATCAATGCACAGCCCGTAGTCCGCCTGTTCGGTGGAGTCGATGCCGTCTGAGGCATTGTTTCCGCCCAACGCCAGAATAGCTACGTCGTTGCTCGTTACGGTTCGCAGCGGCAGAACGTTGTCGAGCATGGTCTTGCCGCCGGCCACAGTCTGCCCGCTGATGCCGTTGGTGCTGCCGACAAACCCAAGGGCCGCGGCCACGCGCATGGTCTCGGTGTCCGACGACGTAGCGCCAGGCCCGGAGCCGAACGTGATTGAGTCACCGTACTGATCCAGGCGCCGGCGAGTGCCGATGTCCAGGAAAGCAGAGTCAGCCGAAACACAGAAGGTGCCGCCGGTATCTACGAAGTTACCATCGTCCCAAATGTTGTAGGTCGAGGTCGATCCGTCGCAAGGGATGACCAGTGCGCGGGGCGGGAACGCTGCCTCATCGGAAGCCGAGTAGTAAACAGCCGGTCCACCGTTCTTGCTGACGCCCACCTTTCGGGTGCCATTGAGCGTGACTGCCAGCTTGGTGAATGCGCCCTTGATCTTGACCGAGTTGATGCAGGAGCCGTAAACCGTGCCCTTTGGTGTTGCGAGTGACGGCGTGTAGTTGGCCGTGTTGGCGATGATTGCGCCGCTGTACAGACCGAGGGCCGAATCGGCACCTGGCTCGATCTTGCCGACAAAGGTTTGCAGCGCCGGGGGCTGGCCAGTGACCGCGAGTACGTTGCCTGAAGATGCGATGTACGGGGCGCTCGCCATGGCTGCAACCCAGCGCACTTCGACGAACCTGGTCGCATGCGGCAACCCGGTGAACAGCGTATAGACCGATGCAGTGTTCGGCGCGGCGGCAAATGCCCCGCCATCGATGGCCACTTCCATGGATCCAGCGTTATCGCCGAAGTCCGTGGGGTTGGTCAGCTTCGCTTCCGTGCCGGTGATGTACCCGCACCACAGCGTCAGTGCGCCCCGGGCATAAACCCGGGCCGCGTTCTTGGTGGTGCTGACCGAGCCGGTAAAGCCCGGAGAGACCTGCGCCGAGGTGAAGTTGACCGTCGTTGGAGCCGGCAATGAAACACTGCCATTGGCCCCGACGCCCTTGACGCCGCGCCAGATGCTCGCGCCCAGGCCGATCATCAGTACATCGCCACGATGCTAGTTGCGGTGGTCGAAGTCGACATAACTTTCTTGACGCAAGCTGGCAGGATCTGGCCGGCAGACAGGCCTGTGAAAGTCACGGCAACCGAGTCATCCACCAGAACTACCGAGACGTTGCCAGCGCCACCGATGTAAAGCGCCTTGGTAGGCGGGTCGAGCACGGTCACATCGCTTGGAGTGACGGCAGCGGCTTTGATCGCTGGGCTGGAAGCGTCTTTGTAGGCCATGGCTTACTCCGGCTTGTCGAGTTGTTCTTCGGCCAGGGATGCTGCTTCCTGCGCCTTCAATTCTTTCGCGCTCAATTTCTTGGGCACGTACAGTTCGTGGGAGCCTTCGATGAAGTCGAAATCGTTGATCTCGACGAAATCGCCCTGGCCTTCGCCCCACGGTTTCACTTGAATAACTGGCATGTCTTTCTCCACTGAAGGCCCGGAGCCGAAGCCCCGGGCTTCCCGATTAGCCCAGCAGAATGCCCGAGTGACGCGGAGCGATCATTTTCACGCCCCAGGCCAGGTTGACCTCGTAGCGCACTTGGCGTTTCTGCTTGTAGATGGCGAACTCGTAGGTCAGGCCCGACACAGGGTCGGTCACCATCATCACGTCGTCCGCATCATCACCGCCTTCTGGCATAGCAGGGGCGCGGGTTGCCAGCTGGATAGCCGAGCGGTGGAAGAACATGTTGCGAGCAGCGGCAGCGATCACAGTGATGGCCTTGGCAGCAGCGCTCATTGCAACGCGCAGGCCAGGTTCGGCAATGGTGATGGTGCCGCCGTTGGAGGTATCGGCATCGCCCGAGACAACCACGTACTTGTTGGTGTCACCCGCGAAAGTGACGATGTCACCCGCGAGGATGGTGCCGGTACCGGCAGAGGCCAGGGTGATGACGGTTGCGCCCACAGCGTAACCAGCAGCGTTGGTGGTAGCAGCGGCGCCAGTACCTACGACAACACCCTCTTTCACCTGAGCCGAGTTGTGCAGCAGCAGGCCCTGGTATTCACCCAGCGCGCCTTGGCGCAACAGCGCGTCGGCTTGCGGGCCACCGGTGTTGGACTGGAACAGGGTGGACATCTTGCCGCGGATGTTCGCAACAGCTGCGCCACCGAGGACCATGTGCATGTCGCTTTGTGGAGCGCCGTTATCGTCCAGGATCTTGCGAGCCTGAGCGAAGTCGGACAGGTCGCCAGCAGTGCCGAACGGCGTGGTGCCGGCGGTGCCGTAGGCGCGCGACGTGTTGATGTGCAGAGCGGCGAGGTCAGCTTCGATCTCGTTGGTCAGGGTCCGCATGGCTTGGGCGATACGCTGGGTGTTGATGCTGCCCAGGGTACCAGCGTTACGCAGGCCCAGAGTCTCCTCGCCAGTGATGCCGAACGGAACCGAGCGCGCCTTGCTGATGGTCATCTGCACGTTGCCGATGGTCTGGTTCGGGGTGTCAGCAGCGTAAGCCGCAGGAACCAGGTCTTCGGCAGCCATTGCGCCAACCACTGGCGAGACAACAGCCTGGCCGACAGCGGCACGTTCTGCGTTCGAGTCACGGGATACGGCCGGGATGAAACCGACCAGCTCGCGGGATACAACGTCCATCGCTTCCTGAATGGAAGGGATCAGACTGGTAAGGGTCAAAGTGCCCATGCGGTGTTACCTCTTAATCGACAATCTTGATTTTTGCCTGGATCGCCGCTCGCTGATCGAGGGGGCTCAAGGCTTCGTATTGGGTTCGTTTCATGGTCTTGGCACCAAGGTTCACATTGCTTGGTTGTGCGCCGCCGCCATTGGCAGAGGCTGGGAACCAGTGCGGCGCCTTTTCTTTCATGTCGCTGAACCACTCCTTGAGCGTCAGCGGCTTGCCGTCCTTGCCGAATGCGTCTTCTACGGCGACAGGGTTGCCCTCGTCGTCGAGCTTGAAGGTCGCACTGGCGCGGAGCAGCGCGTCATCGATTGCGTACTGGTGGAGGCCAGCAGCGGTGGCTTCTGCGCGGATGCCGTTTTCAAGGACGCGGCGACTGAACTTGTCAGCCCGGGCCTCGGCAGCTTCGCGAGCGGTACGTTCTTTGGCGGTTTCCTGTTCGAAGCCTGCTTTCATGCGCGTGGTGCGCTTGTCGAGCACTTCGTCGATCTTGCCGGCAGCAATCAGGCCGGCTTCTTCGTCGCTGGCGAACTTCGAGAGGATGTTTCGAACTGCATCAGGGTCGATGCCTTCGAAACGAGCAGCGTCTTGTTTGGCCGCCTTGAGCGAGCCCAGCAATTCGCTGTTCTTGGTCTTGAGACCAGCTACAGCCGCTTCAACAGCCGCTGCAACCTTGGTGTCGAAATCTTGGGTGTCGTTGCCGCCGCCGTTGTTGTTGACGTCACCACCAGTCTCTTCCGCCATCAGCGGATACCACTTGCCGAAAATAAACATCTGCTAACCCCTTGGGTCTGTTGGCCGCCTGGCGGCAATAAAAAGCCCCGTCATTGACGAGGCTTGTGTGAATCGCGGGTATAAAAAAGCCCCGGCGGATGCCAGGGCTGTTTGAATTCGTTTGAGGGCTAGAGCTTCTGGAGCTCTTCCACCCAGTAGGATCTGAAGTAGTTCTCGCTGTGCGGGATTGGCTCGCCATCGTAGCCGGCCTGCCGCGATGCGCGGATTCGGTCATGCCAAGCGGTAGTCATGGATTCGGCGGTGCTCTTGGCAAGCACAGGGTCATCGAACCATCCAAGCATCAGCTCAATGCCCGGGTCGAGTATGTCGTAGCACAGCACGTAGATCGTATTCATAGCACCACCCTTTCACCCTTCATGAAGCACTGAGCGCAAAGCAGCGCCTTGGTCCCGCCAGTTGGCTTGCCGTTCTTCATCAGGACGCCGATCTTCGTCTCGATCACTTCCCTGCCCCCGCAGCGATGGCACTGAACCATCGTCGCAGGCTTGGGCATAGCGCGCACACGCTTGCGCACCTCTTCCGCCGGGGTATCCGGAGGCTTGGAGCCGTCGATTACGTGAAAGCGGGGTTTGTCGGTCATGCTGCGATCTTAGCAAATGCCGCCGCATCACGCGCACGCATCTGGTCGAGCGTCATCCACTCCCCTGTCGGCGTATAGAAGTCCTCCAGCTCAAGCTTGCCATCCTTTAGCAGCTGGTAGCGCGCTGGGCCGAGCACCTCGATCTTGCGGGCGTCGGACTGGCGGTTGAGCCATTCACTGTAGGTGGTGTTCGCCGGGACTTGGCCATCCATGCTGGCGCGTTGGGCCGGGGTCATCTCATCGATGTTCATGCCCAACTCTTTCCAGCTCTTGGTCACCGGTGCCGACGTTGACCGGCAGCACCAGTGGATCTTGCCCGGGCCTTGCAGCCAAGGCACCTTGTGACCTATGGGCTTGTGCGTGTTGACGGTGTACTGAAGCTGGTCGCGGATGCGGCACATCGGCGAGGTCTTGTTGTCGAGCGTGGACACCCAGCGCTCGGCCTTGAGGATCTCGTCGTTGGCCTTGTTGAATTCGTCCCGTGCAGTCGCCGCAGTGTGGCTGACTGCCGTTCTGACCACAGCCGCAAGGTCTTTGCGAGGCCGCTCAAGGAAGCCGTCAGCGTATCCAGACGCCCTGGTGCCGCGAATGCTGCGAATGATCTGGTCAGTCGTCTTGCCTTCGAGGTAACCGGTGCGGATGGCGTTGCGGACCTTGACCATGCGGTCGGCGGCGATCTCTGTAGCCCAGTTGCGCAGCAAGCGACCCTGGAACGGTCGAGACATCGCCGCCGCATAGGCCTGCTCGGCGCTGACGCTGGCCATCGGGAAACGAACCAACACCGGATCGGGTAGCACCGTCTCGAACAGCGCCTGCTGCCAGCTCACCTCGTAGCCCGCCAGTTCCTTCAGGTCTTTCTGTAGCTCGGTGGCGACCTGAGCATAGGCCTGAGTGTTGATCAGCCTCACCTGATCCAGCAGCAGCTCCAGGCGCTCAACCGTGAAGGATTCAGCCGGTAGCCGCTCCAGTGCAGCAGCCAGGGCCGCCGAAAGATCAGCATCCGACCGGTTCAGCAGCGCAATGATCCGCCGGACCACGCCAACCTTGTACTTTTCGAGCGAGACGCTGTGCGCGATCTGCTCGTCTTCGAGGACTTGGTTGACGGTTGGCATTTAGAGCGCTCCGAGTGCTGGGCCTTGTGTGGCGATTTTGGCGGCCTCCTCTTCCCACTTGATGTCGCTCGACACCACGTTACGGCGCTGCATCTCAGAGAACAGCGTCTCGTCGGACAGTCGGCCCTGTGATGCCATGTTGAGCAGCAGTGGCAAGGTCGTCTCAGGCGCGAAGTCGATGTCGAAGTTACCCTGCACCTGGACGTGACCGCCTTCCGGCAGCCCGCTCAACTCGGCGAAGTGCTGAAGGATCTGATCAAGCGCGTCCTCGAGGCCGCTCGCCATGGTCTGAAGCGGGCTCATCTCCTGAGCCGCCTCTTCCTCGGCCTGCGTGGCAGTCTTGACGGACTTCGTCTCCTTCTGGAGCAGCTTGGCCCCAGCGACACGCATCTGGTCTTCAATGTCGATCAGCGACGTGCGGCCGGCCTCGATCGAGGCGCCGGTGTGCTCTACCCACTTCATGTCGCCATCTTTCGGCAGCTTGGTAGCGGACGCAGTGCCGACCTTCAGTTCCCAGGTGTCGTCGTCGATGCCAGAGATAGCCAGCATCGGCACCCGGGCAACGTGGAGGATGTTGTCCTGATCGCTCTGCGACTGCCAATGCTTGGCGTTGAGGTAGGCAAGCTCCAGCAGTGGCGGTTTAGCGGTCATGAAGCCGGTGCGGTCGGTGTAGAGCGTGGTCAGTGGGATGTGATCGAGAGAGGTAGGACCCTCATCGTACAGAGCCCACGTCTTCATGCCCTTGGCATCAGTCTGCTCGCGGTAGGTCATCCACGCGCCCGGGATCAGCACACGAATCTGGTTGATGCACTTGATGCCGAATGCGCCCTCTTCTTCCTCGACCGACTCCATGTAGCGGAACTGGGTCAGGACATGCTCGCCGCCGTCGTTGCTGACGCGCCAGCCGACCACCTGTTGGGGGCGAATCATGATGGCGTAGGGGCGAGCCTTGACGGCCCGAGCGTCGGCCAGTGTGACCAGCTGCTCGGTGTCGCCGCTTGGCTTGATGTTCGGGTATTCAGCCAGGGCGTGGCACAGGCCGTGCGACAGCGCCTGAGTGAAGAACGACTTCGCCCAGACTTGCAGGTTGTTGCCTTGACGGTCGAAGTCATCGGTGAAATCGACAACCGCCGGCGGAACGTCCTCGCCCAACACGATCGGCTCAGCGAAGACACGCCCAGTGTTGTTCTTGACCGTCTCGCGGTATGCGGGGAACAAGGTAGAGAGGCCGAGACGCTTACGGTAGTCGCAGTCTTCTTCCTTTGGCCATTTCGGCAACAGCAGTTCACCTGCCTCGCGCATCGCCCGGGTGCCACCCATCAAAGGATCGACGATGGCCCAGTCTTCGCGCATGGCGTCCACTGCCGGCAGCGTTTTGCTTGGGTCGTCAGACATAGTCAGATTCTCAGAGGTGCGGTGGATGCGGTGCGTTTGACGATCGGGAAGCGCTTGATGATGAAGTAACCCAATGCATCGTTCGGGTCTTCCGTGCCGTCTTTGTTGGGTTCGCCCTGGTCGTTGTAGGTCTGCTGTTCAAGCACCCCTGTTGCGACTGGGCAGAGTTCGGTGTTGACCTTGTAGCGGCGCTCACCATCGCCATTCAGGAACATGGCGTTGACGGACAGCACACGGTCACGCACGGCTGGGTTGGCTGGGTTGACGACAAGAGTGAATCCCGCCGTTTTCAATAGGCTGTGGTCTGTCTCGCTCCCGTTGACGCTCTTGCGGTTCTTGCCGCTGGCGTCGGGGTAGATCGAGATGTGATGGTCTGGGTACTTTTCCTTCAGCGCCACGATCATCGCCGGCGTATCGAACACATGGGTGATCTCGCCCAGCAGTAACGGCAGGCCGTCACGGATGACGTGAACCATTGCGGCCATACGACTGATGTTGAAGTCCATGCCGACATGCAGCGCTTCACCGGGCCTGATCGTCTCGCTGGTGTGATTGAGCACCCGGTCGAAGCTTGGGTACACACTGCCCGACACCAGGTTGACGAACTTGCCGTCGATGTAGGCATCGACCAGGTTCGCTGGGTACGACTCTTTGAGCGACCCGATGTAGTCCTTCGGCAGGTTCTTGGCGTTGTCCCGGGTGCTGGCATGCACGATGCCATACAGCGGCCGCTGGCTTGGGTTGGCGGCCAGCTCACGCACGAACTTGCGATAGACCCAGTTGAAGCCTTCAGGTGTCGTCGTGACGTCAATCGTGTTCTGGTCTCGGCCAGGCCACACGGTCGACATCCGCGCAATGATCTTCTTCCACGCGCTGTCGGCCTTCTTGATCGGCATGCAGTCGATCTCATCGACCAAGGCGTGCGCAATGTTGAATCCGACGATGCGGTGCGGGTGCTCCATGCTCTTGCACACAATGGTGCTCAGGCAGCGCCCAAGGTTGTCGCGGAGGTAAACACGCTTCTTGCTGGCCACGATGTCGGCAAACAATCCGAACGCCTGCGCTACCTCTGGCATCGTCTCGTAGAAGATGTCCGCGATCTGCGGATAGGTCGGAGCGAAGTAGCCCTGCGGAATGCCAGGGTGCTCAAGTGCGTTGATGCACATCCGCACGCAGCCCACGAACGTCTTGCCGCTACGGTAGCCGCCGACGAACGCTGAGAACTTCTTGGGGTGACTGATGAACTCGAACTGCGGCTTATTCAGCTTCAGGGTCGCTTGCATCTTCCACCCCGATGATTACTTGCTTGGGCTCGGGCAGGCCCTTGTTCGGGTCTTCCAGTTCGCGGCGGAGCTTCTCGATGTTCAGTCGCTTCATCTCGTCATCGAGGGGCGAGCTGGATTTGTCGGAGAACATGCCCAGGTGCTTGGCGACCTTATCGAGCGCGGCCAGTTGGTCATGCATCTTGATCTCGAACCCTTCCTTGGTCTGCTTCACCCCAGCGTATAGGGCGAGCGCAGCCGGGCTTACGTTGCGCGAGTCATGCGCATGAACAGAGCCAAATCCTTCACCATGGCACTTCGGGCATTTCGGATGCGGGCGGATCGTTGGATCGAACCCAAACCCGCCCTCTTCAGTCACGCTCTCAGGGTCAGATGCGTCAGCGACCGCCTTGAGCATCTCGGCCTCGTCCTTCCACTGATACTCATGGTCAACGCCGAAGCAATGCCGGCAACACCCTCGCCGATACTCGATCAGCTCATTAGGGTTTGCGGTGGCAATCATCCATAGGCGCTCAAGCACCATTTCCTGGGTGATTGCCGCTTTCTGGCCTCGCGCTTCAATGCGAGCGGTGATAATCGACTGAATGTTGGGTTTTGTTAGGTTCTCTGCACCAATGAATCTTGCGGTGGCTTTGCTGTACCCGGCACGGATAGCCGCTTGCGTGGCATTCAGGTCTTTCAGGTACTCATCGACGAAGCGCTGCTGTTTCGCTGTCAGCGCCATAGGGATTCCTTGAGACTTTGGTGCCTCGCTGGGGCAGGACTTGAAAAGGTGGCTGGTTGCCGGTATTGATGGGAATCAACTAAAGGAGATTTGTGTCATGTCGGAAGCTATCAAGCAGATTGGAAACGTTGCCAGCAACACCTATGGCTTTCAAAAAGACGGTGTTAAGCGCGCAATGGCTGTTGCGGCCGCGCTTGAGCTCGTAGCCTTAAACGTTCAGGGCGCTAACAGCAGCAATTTGCTGGATGCTGAACTTGAAAGACTGAGCTCCTACGCCGACAAGATCCAGGAAGCGCTGAAGGTCAACGCCGAGTGATCCACCCGTGCCGCACTCACCTGCGGCACACCTACCGCTTACTGAACAGGTTGAATCGCGTATCGCAGAATGCCGTCGTCACCTGCTGAGTGATCGCCTGCATCGAGTAGGCCTCGAACTCGCTGCTCGGCAAGTCCTCGCCAATGCTGTTCAGGATGAAGCGCCAGGCGTGGGTGCACTCATGAACGATCAACCCGATGATCCCATGACGGCAACTGTCATCCTTCAAGCGCTCATGGATGCAGACGATGATGCAATCCTTGCCATCACCAGTCTCGAAGCGTGTGGTGCACCCGGCTGAACTAGGGTACGGCTCGGATACGTTCATCCGCTTCATTTCGCGGTGCCAGGCCTTCTCGCTTGGGCAGAACCCGATAAAGACCGGCTGCCAGCCCCTGTCGAGCCACACAACTTTGTGCTTTGGCTTCTTCATGGTCTCGCCTCATCAGCTGGTTCGATCTCGCGGTACCGGGTCGCCTTCTTGGCCTGAGCCTTCAGCTTGTCCTCGTCGACGTCCATGCCAATCAGGTAGGCGAAGGTGTTCACGGCTACCACGTAGAAGCGGAACCACCATGGGTGATAGGCCTTCAGCACAAGTTGTCTGGCCATATCGTCACCATAGGTAGCGCAATATATTGCCCTTATTCCGAGCTTTCTCGGCCTATTAGCGCAATATATTGCGTTTAGAGAGTGGCGCCCGCACGAAGCCAGGCACCCTTTGGTTTAACAGGTGATCACAGGGGCTCCGCCATTTGGCCAGAGCTTCGTGTGCTTATCCATGTACTCGCGCAGGCGATCCACAACTGGAGCGCTCGGCAGAATTGGATTGATCTGAAACTTCACTTCAGGCGTGACCTTCACGAACACCGTCTTCAGGTGCTCGGTGATCGACTTCCACTGCTCGGGTGTTGGCTGCTGGCCTGCCGTCAGTTCGGTGTAGCCCTGGAGCCAGTAGGCGAACTGTTCGGGAGTCATTTGGGCGTATCCACTGGAGCTATGTTCGTCTGCGGAATCGCACGCACTACGGCGATGGCGGCAGCCAGGATCCCGTTCACGGCTGAAAAGATCTCTGGGCTGAACAGTGCCTGGAACGATGGCCACACGTAGGCAGCGGTATTGAGCGCTACCAGCACAGCGGCCAGTTGAACGCTGTACATCTTCCAGAGCTGTTGCCATTGGGGAATCAGGTTCATGTGCGCTCCGTGGAACTTGGCGGGATGTTGCAGATATGTCCGCGCTTGGCGATCGCGTAGAGGATCACGGCAAGGTGCATCGTCATTGCGAACGGGCTGATCGGGTGACCCTTGATGTTGAAGATGAAGCTGCCGAATGCGGCGATGGCGACCAGGTAGAACGAGATGCTCAGCAGTGGCTCGTCCATCGGGCGCACGCGGCGCAGGTACTCAGCGGCTGCAATGACCACCAGCACGCACAGGAAGGCGTCGACGACTTGAAGGATGACGTGCATTACGCACCTCCCGTAGCGCCAAACTTTCCTGCCAGTGCTCTCAGGCCCGGGATGATGTTCATCGCCAGCAAGCCAATCAGGAAGGCAACGCCGTATTGAGTTTCACTGCCCGGGGCAATCTTGAAGAACTCGATCGCCAGAGGCGTGCAGAAGATCGCAGAACTGAACCCAGTGAAGAACGCCCAGGCCGCCTGCTTACGGGTCAGGCCTTGCAGGAACGTCAGTGAAAGGATCGCCCCAGCAAACCCGGCGATGATGATGCCGTACTTGGCGAGCAGTACGCCGGCGGCAGTGGTGCTCGCGGGTTCGGCCATGGTGTGACTCCAAGGAATAAAAAAGACCGTCAGGTGGCGGTCAAACCGCTGGGGAGCGGTAAATTCTGGGCAATAAAAAACCCGACGCAGTGGCCGGGTTTTGTACTGTCATTCTTTAACACGCAAGAAGGACAAGATAGTGATTAATCTATGCCACTCTGCCACTACCGTCAAGCGGCAATATCAGAAATCAATTCTTCTGCATCGAGGATGGCCTGGGCCTCCGCCAGCGCACCATCGACCATCGCCTTCAGCTCCTTGCAAATGGCCGACTTCCAGCGGTATTGGGTGCGCTCTGCCGTCGGCTCATCCACCCAGTTATCCATGCAGTACCAGCCGGACGGCAGGACGTTGGTTGAGCGCTTCCCTTCTTGCCCGGGCAACTTCGGCATGGCCCACGTGACGACTGCAGCGTGACGGAACCGCTCCGGGGCCGGCGACTTGATACCTTTTGCGATGGTGACGATGGCGTCGTGCTTGCGCTGGGTGTGCGTTGAGTACTGGGCCAGCAGCGCGAGCCAGTGCGCCGGTGCCAGGCCTTTGCGCAGCCGGCTGAACACCATGCAGTCGACGAGAAACGCAGCCTCCTTCCCGACGATCTCCCCTTTCTGCTTGGCGCACTGTACCTTCGGCTCAAAATCGCACCCGCCGGCCGAGTTGATGGTTTCGGCGGCCAGAGCGCGCACTACTGCGGATACGACGTTTCTGTAGGTCATGCTGAATCCCCCTTAAACCGAATACACAGCGCGACGTTTCGAAGCTTCAGCACCTGGCACAGCATTCGAGATGATGTCCTTCACCTCTTCGGCGCTGATGGTGATGCGGCCCTTCTCGCCGTAGGTCTTGGATCGCAGCACCGCGGTGAGGCATGCACGGGACCGCCAACCACCGTCGTGAGCGTACTTGTCGCCTGGCGCGAGCTGGTTCCATGACTCGACCGTGACGCCGGCGGATTCCTTCGACTGCATGCGGTGGTGGATGTGGCCGATGTCGATGTAGCGGTAGGTCGCCTCGCCCCAATCCACGGAGAAGTCGGTGGCCATCACGTCGATCAGGCGGTCCGGCTTGCACTTGTCGCTGTGGTGGCACATCACGAAGGTGTTGCCCATGCGGTACGGGATGAACACGCTGGAGTTGTCGAGGACGTGAAGGCGCGGGTTTTCCTGATAGACGTGATTCAGGAAGATCCGCATCCAGACGTCGTTCGAGCGGGAGTGGTTGCCCTGGTTGACGATCACATCGACGAACTGGAATTTGGCCAGGGCCTTGTCGACGATCGAGCGCATGATCCGCGCACAGACCTCAATCATCTTCGGGTACCGGCTGTCGAAGTCGAAGTCGTGGCCGGATTCACTCTTGGCGGTGAAGTCCTGGTAGTGCGACATGTCCCCCAGGTCCTGAATAACGCAACGTTCGCAGCTCGGCGCCCGGTCGATCAGCTTGTGCATGGCGACGATCAGCTCACGCTCAGCAATCTTCAAGTCGAAGTTGTGGCCGACCTCATGGGAGTGGGCGAGCATTCCGACGTGGGCGTCCCCGATTTGAAACCACGGGATGATGTCGGTATCCAGCGCCTCAATAGGCCCTGCGATCTCCGGCAGCGGGTTGACGTCTTCCAGGAAGGCTTTGGCGAACGCTTCGTTCATCGCCCGCTGACGCTCCAGGTCGGCACTGGTCTTTACCCACTGCAATACCGGAGCCTTGACGCCTTCCTTGTAGAGGCTGGATGTACCGCTTAGGCGGAAGCCGTCCGGCACGATGTGCGTCATGTCGTGCTCAGGGCTCCAGCCCTTCAACGCCATCTTCGCCTTGCGCTTGTACAACGTCCGCTCGTTCAGGCCGAAGTGCGCGGCAGCGTCAGCCATGGACATCGTCTTGAGCGCTTCGATGATCTGCTCATCGGTGGCTTTGCGTTCAGTCATTGGGCGGCTCCGGGTTTACCAGGGTTACCGCATGGAATGGCTTTCGACTCCAGCTCAATCAGCAGCTCCAGGAAGTGCTTGGCCTTCTCCAGATCCTTGATCCCGCCCTTAGACCGCCACCGGCTGACGTACTTGATGACGCTGCCCTCGGCGAAGGGAATGCCGTTCGCATGGATGTACTCGATGGGCTGAATCTTCAGGTCTTTGTAGTGGTTACCGGAAACTTGAATGTCGAGTGCGCTCACGCTGCTTTCCCCTGTGTCGATTCAAAATGGTCGATGCATGCCGCCTTTGCCTTGTCCAGATCCTTGCCCGAGTGCAGGATTTTCCCGGCTGGCGTCCGGGCGACGTAGGCATGGCCGTGCTCGAGCTTGTACTTGCTCAGCAGATAGCCTTCTTCGCTGGACAGGCAGTGCTTGCTGATGGCTTTCCAGTTCATGGCCGAATCCCCCGACGAATCAAAGCAGCCAATACGCAATACCCCGGCATGATCAGGAGCAACCACAGGTGAGGCAGGATGTCGCTTGGAATGGTGGTCATGCTGCTGATCTCCTTAGTTCACGGGTCTTGGCGCGGTATTCGGCGGTGATGGCTTTCAGTTCATCCGTGGTGTATTTGCGCGGCTTATGGTCGGCTTCGAGCGCTTCCACGGCTTCCAGGCCGATGCGGGCGATCAGGCCGGTGCGGAATGCCTGCGAAACCGTCTCGCCTTTTCGGGCGTACTTGGACGAACCGGCGTTACAGCTTTTGCACTGAAGCCAGATATTGTTAGGAATCAGTCGCAACTCTGGCCGGGCGCCCTTGCCGAGGAAATGACCTGCATCGAACGCGCCGCCGGTCTTCCAGCCCTGCGAAGCCAGAATCGATTCCTGCGACTCGCCACAACTGATGCAGCCGCTGCCGATGCTCAGCTCGTAAGTGCGGCGGTAGTCGCGGACGGCCTTCTCTGCATCCTTGAGGTGGTCTGCGCGCTTTTTCAGGGCCTCTTTTCTGACCTTGATGTCGCGGCGACCGACATCCGCCAGGGCCTTCTTGGCGCTCGCCTGGCCTTTCTCCGATTTCCCGTGAGCGATGGCGCACTCGATCTCTCCGCACACCGCCTGCGCGGCACGGGAAGGCGTGAACATCACACGGCAGGACGGGCAGCGCTTGCGACGTTGGCCGCCGGATGTGAGCGGGGTCTTGCGCTGCAGTGGGGTGCGCTTCATGCAGCCACCTCGCCCAGCAGATCGCCGAAGTAGACGCCCTTCTCCGTGAAGTCGGCCACGATGCGGTCGGTGTAGGCGATGCCCTGGACGCGATTGAACAGGCTAGTCACCGGGAAGCCGTCCGGGCCGAACAGCTTGCAGTCGCCCATCATCGCCAGCTTCTCTTCGTACGGCAGATGGCGCATTACCCGATACCAGGCCTCTTGGAACTCCGGATCATCGTTCAGCAGGATCTGCACGCCGAAGTGGAGCTTGCAGTGCTTGCGCGCATCAGAGGCGTCGCCGATTTGCGTCATCTCGGCGATGCGTTTGTAGAAGGCGAACCACAGGGCGTTCTGGTCGAGGGTGCGGTCCTTGCCAGGGCGTAGCGACACAACCACGAACTTCTTCTCGCGGAACATGGCGGTGAGCATGCCGATGGCTTCGGTGAGTTTGCTGGAGCTGTTCACGCTGATTTTGTCAGTCATGGCGCTTATCCCCATCCTTGACCCAGCGGCGAATTTTCATCTCGCAGCCACTGCAGAGGCCCACGCCTTTAGTCATGCCGAGATGTGTTGCACGGCGCTTACATCCACAGGAGCAGCGGCGACGCGAGGTCGACGACATTGGCTCCATGTAACGGACATGATCCTCGGAACCAACTTGTCCCCAACCAGCGGTGCCCCCACGCATCGCCGCCGAGCGAGCGGCGCGGGATAGATCGTTCAGATCAACCACGGCGTACCCCCTTCGCTTTCAGCTCTGCCAGGTCACCGCACAGCTTGCAGAGCTTCACGCCATCCACTGCCTTGCGGCGATCCTCCGGGATGTCTTCGCCACAGTCTTCGCACTCTTTTGCGCTGATGCCGGTGTACACCGTGCGTGAGGCGATGCGCGCGGCGAGATCCGCCTCAATGCGCTCTTGCGCAATATCGATTTCGTCGGCCATCAGAAGCCTCCTTGCGGATTGAAGTTGTTGAGGAAAGACTTGCTGGTGCGCTCTGGCTGGCGAGGCGCCTCTGCCTGTTGCTGTTCGCGCTGGCCGGCGTAGTTGACGAAGCGTGCGTACTCACCCTGGTGCTGAAGCAAGCAATGGCCAACGGAGGCGTGGCGGTGTTTTACGACATCGATCTCGGTAACGCCGCTGCGCCCGAGGTCGCTGTCTGCGTCACGGTGGGCAATCATGATGATGTCGGCGTCCTGCTCGATCTCGCCGGAGTCGCGGAGATCGGACATTTGCGGCTTTTTGCTGGAGCGCGTTTCGATGCTGCGGTTGAGCTGCGCGAGCACGATGACCGGGACGTTCAACTCCTTGGCCATGCCCTTGATCCCGCGGCTGATCGCGCCGAGTTCGAGGTTGCGGTTTTGCTGGCGAGATCCAGCCTCAGGAGCGATCAGGCCGATGTAGTCGATGATGATCAGATCCAGCGGCTTGGCTTTGTGCTGGAAGCGGGCAATGTTGCGGATGCGGCTGAGTGGCAGGCCGCCCTTCTGGCAAATGCGCAGATCCGCCTGGCTCATTTTCCCGACAGCGCCTGTGATGCGGGCGATCTGCTCGTCGCTACCCATCGCCTGCCCGGTATCGATATTGCCTAGCGTCACCGCAGAGGACGATGCCAGGCTGCGTTTCGAAAGCTCCTTGGCCGACATTTCCAGCGAGAAGACCAGAGCCGACTTGCCATCCTTGATCGTCAGCTTTTCGGCGATCCCCAGGCCCAGCGTGGTTTTGCCAGTGCCAGGCCGCCCCGCGATGATGATGACGTGCGAACCCCGCAGCCCCTGCAGGATCTCGTCGAGGTCATTCAAGCCTGTGGCATGGCCATTGATGCCCAAACCGTTGAAGCGGTCGTCCATTTCATCGACGACTGGGCCGAGCGCTTCACGCAGAGTGATCACGTCCGGCTCGTCGTCTTCGCTGTTCAGCGACAGGACGGCTTCCTGAGCATCAGCAATAATCCCGGCCAATGGTCGCGCATGGCTGGCCATGTTGATAATGGACTGGCCGATATCAGCGATCTTGCGTGCCTTCGAGCGCTCCACAACGATGCGGGCGTATTCGGGGCCGTTGGAGGCGCTGGGCACGTTGCGCATGATCTCGGAAGCAAAAACTATAGTGAGTTCGCCGCTTGAGAGCTCGTTGCGAATGTCTGCCAGTGAAACCGAGTCAACCGGACGGCCTGACGACCTCGCGGCCAGAATCATGGCGTACAGCTCGGAGCAGTCGGTGTTGAAGAAGTCTGCCGGGGATACGACGGCGCCGATTGATTCGACAAGCTCAGGCTTGTGCATCAGCGCGCCGATGACGCCGAATTCAGCTTCGGGTGAAACCAGTGGGCGATCAGCGATCATAGGGCCTCCAACACTTTCAGGACCTTGTCCTGGCGGGTAAGAAACTCAATGTCAGCGGTCCAGCCGCGTTCGTTGTCGCCAGTCCAGTGTTTGTTCTTCAGGCAGTCGTTGAAGTACAGCGTCCAGAATTCACCTTTGCGGAACGGGTGAACGCCGTTGATCTCCAGGTTCCAGCAACCCTTGATCAGGTTCTTGCGCTTCGTGGAGAGCTTCAGGCACTTGGGCAGCTTCTCGCCGCACACGGTGTTGTAGATCTCGGCGATGCGGCTGTAGGGGATGCGGTCGACTTTGGCTGGTTCTGGTTGATCAGGTCCTGGGGTGACTTGCTGTTCCGGTTCAGATTCCAAAACCTCACCGGTCGAAGCGACAGCGGCGACAACTGCGTCAGCAGTAAGATTTGTATTTATGTCTTTTATGTGTGTAATTTTCGACACAGTGGCAGGTGTCTTTTCTACACAGTGTGTAGATTTCAACACAGTGGATTTAGGGTCGATTTTCCATTCGTTTATCGGCAAGAAAGTGATCGGATCACGACTTCCACCATCACGGAAAAGAACTCGCTGACGGATGAGTGAGTTGATTGCCCGAGATACGTTTGCACGTTCCGATACGGCCTTCGCTTCATCGCTGTACATCATCTTGGCGATGTACAGGGCCGCGACCTTCACTGCCTCCTTGTTGTACCCACTGGTGAGTCTGTGGACCGCCAAAGCGACACGCAGCTCACGGCCTGACAGATCAGCGCCTATCAGGGCTTCGTAAAGATCGTTATCCATCCGGGTAAATCCCCCGGTATTGCGAAGTGGGATGACATTGCTCATACTGGTTGCGTCCTGATATTTGAATTGCTCGCTTCGGTTGCAGCCGAACGAGACAAAGAAGCCCGCAAATGACTCATGCAGTCGTTGCGGGCTTTTTTCTTGGCTGGTTCGCTGTACGAAAGCCGAACCAGAACCGCAGCCTTCTCTGCTGCGAATTGGTGGAACTCACGATCCCCCGCCTCTACCGGAACTGAATCGGCGAGCGTAGCCAGGGCCTCATCGAGAACCTGGTTGATATGGAGTGCCGGATGAGGGCGGCGCATTACGCGGCCTTCACCGAGGCTTCCATCACATCCAGGCTCTGCCGAACGTGATTGATCTCTTGGCGAATCATGTTTTTCTCGAAGGCGTTGACGTGGTTGTCAGCCAGCGCGTCGTGAACGGCGATGGTCAGGTCGGCAACTTCTTTGCTGACGTTGATCAGGGACGTGGTGAGGACTTGAGGCTTCGGTGAGTCCTTCGCTACCAGGTCAAAGCCGAACTGCTCAGCCAGGGCACGCAGGGGGCGCATGTCGCCGGTGTGCAGCAACACGCCGAACAGATGCTCTACCGTCAGGTGGTGTGCGTCGTTGTCCGGGTTGGCGCGCTGCAGCAGGCTCACATGGGCGACACCCATCTTTGCCGCGAGCACTTTCGCTTCGTTATCGAGAACAGCGTTCTGGCAAGCCCGCAGGAAGTCGTCCATTCGTAAAACCTCGTTACAGTTTCCGTGGTGGCGCAATGCCAACAAGGCGATGATCTGTTCATCAACTGATCGGGGACGCACCCATGACCAATCAATCCGAATTGCAAGGCGAGATAGCCGCCCTTTGTTGCCTGGTGGTTGCCTTGGCTTCCACCCTTCCCTTGTCGTCTCAGCTCAGGCTGTGGCCTGCGTTTGAGCGGATCGCTAACCCTTTGCGTGATCGTCTTGGCGGTGATGAGTTGCGTGGTTTTGAGCGCGCAACTGTCTCGCTAAGCTCGAGGCGCAGTTAGGCGGCCTGCTCTTTTTTGGTCGCTTTGAATTTGCCCTTGGAGAGGACCTGAATCTGGTACTGCCGGGATTCGGGGATGGTTTCTCCCCACATTGTCACGGCGCTTGGACGGATGCCCAGCGCCAGTGCCAGCTTTGTCTTGCTGCCGAAGAATTCGGCGACTTCATGCGTATTCATTGCGCATCCTCGTTCGAGCCTTGCGCAATTTCAGCATGCTTAAGTTATCGCGTCAATGACGATTTGAAGCTACTGCATGCTTAAATTCAGTTAACTTAATATTGAGTCCATGGAAAGACACGAACGTATTGCCCGAGCCATCGAGCTCAGCGGAAAAAAGAAAGGCGAAATCGCCGCCCTTTGTGGTGTGGCAAATTCGGCCGTCACTCAATGGATTTCAGGGGAGAGCAAAAGCCTTCGCCCTGAAAACCTTTACGCGCTCGCAAAGGCGACCGGTTATCGAGCCGAGTGGCTTGCCATTGGCGAAGGGAGTGAGCGCGAGACCGAATCGAACGTCGGCGAGGCCCGTCATCAGGTTGAGTCCTACCGCTATCCGGTTATCAGCTGGGTTGCCGCCGGCGCCTGGGCCGAAGCGGTCGAGCCCTACCCTGCCGGTTTTTCTGATCGCTACGAATTCTCCGAATACGACTCGAAAGGCCCGGCCTTCTGGCTTGAGGTCAAAGGCGACTCGATGACCTCGCCTGTCGGGCACAGCGTCACCGAAGGCACGCTGATCCTGGTGGACACCGAAGCCGAAGCAGCACCCGGCAAGCTGGTGATCGCCAAGCTGCCGGAGAGCAACGAGGCCACCTTTAAGAAGCTGGTGAATGACGGCGGCAGGCTTTACCTCAAACCGCTGAACCCCAGCTACCCGATTGAAGTCTTCGACGAGCGCTGCCGAATCGTGGGCGTTGTCGTGCGGGCGTTGCAGAAGTTTTAGGCGACAGGCATGGCGGGGAAATGTACGGGTGTCCACGCATCTGAAAAATAATGAGCTGCCTACTAACGGAGTAGCATGGCCAGTCCAGATAAAGCACCATCAGCTTCTTGGGTTGATGGCATAGCCAAAATAATCGACGCCGTTACAAATCTTTATAACGCCGTAGCTGCTAAATCGCCCTTGGTAGCTGATACTGTTGTGATATTGGTATTTCTTTTGCCTTTCTTCTGGCTTATCTGTCGGCACATGGGCATCAGTGTCAGGGAGAAACAGTCGACTTTGCGTGTCAAAGACGCCAGGAAGGCCGCAAAGAAAGGCGCAAAGAAAATTGGAGGAGGAACGAAAACATGACGCACACTCTCATAGCATTCGCATCTGCATTGCTGATAGTGATGTATTGGTTCGTTTGCCGTCGGCGCTCTCTTGTCCATAGGGAGAAAGCTGCAGACCTATTGGTCGCCTTTTTTGATAAGAAAGGGGTCAGTGAAAGCGACAAGGACACTGCGTACTTTTTTTTCAGTTTTGCGACAAGCTGGTTCTTTCTGCCATTCATGACCGTTTTGGCAATCCCAGTGATCCTGGGCAGGACGCTCTCCAATCGTCCGCTCAATTCAGAAAGCGGAAAGGAAAAAGATCTCGTCACAGATGAGATCATGAAAATGTACATGTTCCGCAATCCGATTACTGGAGCTGTGTGCTTCTTAGCCTTCTTTGTGATGGCTTCTGTGGCAATGCTGCTCGGCCTTTTTGCAAATAGGTTGCGGTCGATTCCTTCGCCCTCTGCGGTTTATATGACGACCGCGACGAAGGTTTATCACCCACAACGTAGGCACGCACATTAATTAAAAGCCCGGCCTAGCGCCGGGCTTTTCGTTTCCGCCCTGTCACACATTCGTCACGCAGGGCGGGCACAATCCGCGCCACTGATGGATCAGTATCCCGTCTGCAGAGAGCCCGCCCCGTGCGGGCTTTTTGTTGTCTGCCCTTCCCTGCTCGACAATGATGGCTGTGGGCCATGGTAGAGTTACGACTCAACTATGGAGGGATGCGCCTTGCGGAAATTTGGGATAGTCGTACTGATCATCGGAGTTCTTGTAGTAATTAGCGCAATGGGTATGGATGTCTCGGTATCAAGCGGTCTGGGGCGCGTGAACAATCTTGGCCTGATGGCCGAGCGTCAGAACTTCACAATCATTGGTGGACTGCTTGCTCTCGGCGGCTTGTTAATGATGCTGTTTGGCGGGAAAAAAGAGAGATCCACCGTTGCCGCCTCGCATGTGCAAGATACCAGGGCGTGCCCTTTATGCGCTGAAATGATCAAGCCCGCTGCTATCAAATGCCGCTTCTGTGGCGCCGATATAGATCCAGTCCAAGGCCCTAGGTTGGTGAATGGCTGGGCTGCAACTGTGCCATGCAGGGCTGGAGATGAGCGAGATCATGCTATCGGAGCGATAACCGCTCTCGGATTCTCGGTTGTCCCGATGATGGGTGAAACCGTTGGTGCGGGACTTTTCGCCACGAAGGAAGAGGCAAAACATGCTTCTACGCTGCTGAGTAAAGAGCACAAGGTTTTCAGTGAGGTGGCCTATCGAGACACGGTAAGCGGCAAATTCCCGCCTCTCGATGACTAACAGCGAGAACCGTACCAAAGCCCGCCAAGCGCGGGCTTTTTTACGCCCACAGAAAAGACATGTGCGATTTGTTTACATATTTCTCACACCGCCCTTTCGACCTCTTGCGGAAACCTAAAAGTCGAAATACTGTATATGCATACAGCTATGGCAAGGAGCACCGCATGCCTCAACCCACCCCGCAAACAACAAAAAAACCATCGTCCTATGAGCTGGCCGGACGCCGAATTCAGAAACTCATTGCCGCGCCTGGCGTGCAAAAGGTCCAGGCAATCACGGTATCAAGGCTTGAGCATGAATCCGCCGAGGATTGGCAGCGCCTCATTGATGAGATCAGCGAAACGGCAGGCGTGATGGTTGAGGCCTTAGAGGACGGCGCCATCAGGATCGGGTGGCGACAGTACTGCGAAGCGTGAGACGAGCCCGCCACTGAGCGGGCTTTTTAACGACCTACGCTTTCAGCATTCTGAAATTATTTATTCAGCATGCTTGACAGGATAATTTCAGCTTGCTTAAATTCGACTCAAGCCAAACAGAAACACCGGCCCAGCAGCGAAAGCCGCGTCGCTCTTTAACAGCTCAGGATCCTCGCCATCGACTACCCCGGGTTTCAGCCGGTAAGTGCGAGCAACAAATAGTCGATGCCATGCCAGCTCTGGAACTGGCCGTGCTCACCAGATGTGAGTACGCGAAACCACGCAAGCCACTCGATGTGACGCCAGACGCGGCATCGGGCAGCGAGAGGACTCCGGCGATGCGCGTGGTGGAGAGACGAAACACAGAATTGAATTAGCGGTCCCGATAGCCTCGGCTGGGAACGCCGGACCTCATGCACCCTGCCCCACTCAATCAGGGCATTCAGAGCTGTAGCGTGCATGTTGTAAGGACCTGTGATCCATGGCGAACAAAGGCTGTTTGACGCCATGAGTAGGAAGCTCGAAGCCCACACCGAAGACGACCGGCCAGCCCTGCAATCAGCAGCGGGTAACTGGCCAACACCGCTGACGCAACAAGCCCGGTCTGACGCCAGTAGCGGGACCGGGCTCAGATGGCTTCCTGCTGTTTCAGGATCGCCATCTGTTCATTTCACAAATGCGGCTTAAAACCCCTAAGCTGCATTTGGAAGCGAACAGAGGATTCCATGATGGACAAGAAAGAGTTGCAGAAGATGGCGCCGGAGCTGCTGGCGGCTCTTGAGGCGCTGTACAAGCAGTACGAAGGATGGATGGTTGCCGAGTACAACACTTGGCAGCCTACCGAGCACGGCAGCCCCGCAGCGCTCGAAGCCAAACGCCTGATCGAACTCGCCAAACAGTAACCGGCGAAGATTCACAAGAGCCCGCACATCGCGGGCTTTTTCATGCGCTTTACAAATGCCTCTCACACCCCGGGAGGCATTCGAAAGCCCAACGAAAGGATCGACTCATGACCGATATCAAATACACCAACGACGGAAAGAAAGTCCTAATCGTTGGCAAGCTGAACTCCCAAGAAACCATCGTCCAAGAGATCTTCGTAAGCGCCGGGCAAGAGATTCCGAGCGGCGAGAACTTCGTCGTGAAGAGCCTGCACGATGCGCCGGCTGAATCGTGGAAGGAAAAGAACCTGCGCGAGCTTGAGGCGCGTTATGAAAAAGACCGGGCAACGCTCAACCGGAATATTGAGGAACAAAGCAAACGGCTCGGAATTGTGAGGGAGAAAGCAAAAGTTCAGGCCGACACCCTGCTCCGCTTCGTTAACGCCTCTGACGAAAGCCAGCTCGAAACCTTGCGGCTGTTTATGGCCGGCCAGATAACGCACCTGTTCGTATCTGGTTATTCGCCGGAGATCCTTAGCTGGAACGACAGCAACGAAGCCTACGACGTTGATTCTTGGAAAGGCAGATTCAACATTGAGGGCATGAAGCTGGTTTCGCTGTACGGCAAGACTGATGGGAGCTTGAGTTTTCATCTCAATCAATACCGGGATGGCAGCGGCAGTAGCAAACAGATTTATCCGGCGACCAGCTATGAAGGCGCATTGCTCATGGCTCAGGCCCAGCTGGACAAAGACGGTGCTGCGTACATTGCAAGTGATCGCCAACATTTCGATCTGGACGGATGGTCAAAGATCGAAGGGATCGTAATTCCGGCAGCGGTCATAGAAAAATACGAAATAGCGGCAGACGCCCAGCGAGTAAACCGGATCGAAAAGATCAAGAAGGAGCTTGCTGATCTTGAGGCAAAAGCCCCGAAGAAGTCGAAGCAATAACACCCCTCTCCGTACACGTCAGCCAGACGCAAATTGGCCCGATCTCTCCATGGTGATGGAGAGGCTGCATCGGAGTGTGATCTGAATGCGCAGGCTGATGCGCAAGCCGAGGCTCGCTGATGAGCTACTGAGTCCTAGATGAGTTAGGCCATCAAGCCGGAGATCAGCACCGGCCAGATCACACCCCAATGCAGGTACAGCTGCAAGCGCAAATGGTTGCGCACGACCCTGTACGACCAAGCGGAGGATTTGCAGTCATGTAACAGACAGTCAACGACCCGACCCCTCATGGGCCCGGCCGTTTCGTAGGGAAGGTAAAGGCCTGCTTTCGAGCAGGCCTTTTTATTACTCAAACGAGTGAGCCAGCCATGAAACGCACAACCCCGCCCCTCCCCCGCAAGCCCCGCCCCGACGTCCACGACTGCGCCAAAGGTCGGATGCATGACGCACCGAGGAAGGTCATCACCACTATGCCGGGCGGGTATATCGCATGAGCAACTGGATCAAGTGCAGCGATGAGCTGCCAGATCTGCCACGTGGTGGCGGAAAACACCACGTCATTGCCTACACGCCAGCCAGGGAGGCGCAAAGATTCGCGAACGGCTCCCGCTTCCTTTACTGGAACGGCATCGACTGGCGCTACCCAGACGGCTCGCGATTCGAGCATCGCGTAACGCATTGGCAACCCTTCCTCTCCAAGCCAACCGAATAACCACGCCGATCTGGAGGCGATCATGAACGCACTCGCAGCAGCACAGTCACGCTGGGACAACATAACTCCGGTCGACACGTCATCTCGCGACGAGGCCGCAGATGAGTGGGCCTACAACGCCGCCGAGCAACTGGTGCTGGGCTGTGACGTTGTGATTCGCACTCGCCGCCAGACGAAGATGATCAGTTACGCCGACTTCCTCGGCAACGTCCAGGCGCAGCTGAATCAGCGCCAGATCGAAGGAGAGGATGACGAGGACAACTTTGCGCAGTTGGTCATTGCCGCACTCAAAGGCGGCACCGGCAAAAGCTTCGCGGAAAAGTTGCTTGGTCCGCATGGCCTTCAGGAAATCGCTCTCGAGCTGGTCTCGCCATGGTTTGACCTGGCCATGGAGCAAGTTGCGGAGGACGACGACTCATGAGCGACCAGAAAGCAGCCCTCGCCATCGAGTACGAGGTCGCCAAGATCGGCGTGACGCACTCACCGGTGCCGGATCACACCTTCGTGATGGGCATGATCGAGCTTGCCGAGTTCTGCGAGCTGATCGACCCGGCCAAGGCTAACCAGTACCGCAACGAACTGGACGACAAGCGCTCCAAGCGCATCAACGATCTGAAGGGAGTCGCAGCATGAGCAGCCCACCAGTCAAATCCCTGATCGACGAACTGGTCGATGAGCTCGTACTTGAGCACTTGTCGCCCTCCCGCATGCCGCTGAATGAAGCGCTCGGCCTGCCCCGTGACACGCTGGTGATCAACTGCCCGATCCGCTCGGCAGTGACCATCAAGAATGGTCGCCGGGTTATGCAGGTGGCGCAATGAGGAACAAGTACGCAGGTATCTGCTATCGGTGCCACGGCAATGTCCCGGCGGGCGCAGGGCACTTTGAACGCCATCAAGGTAAGTGGCGCACACAGCACGCCGACTGCGCGATCAAAGCCAAGCAGGAGAAAGAATCATGAAACAACTCTTCTGGGTCCTCACCTTCGTAACCGTCCTCATCTGGGGCGCCTACGACGAAATGCGTGAAGTGCACCGGGCGGCTCAGTTGCCTGTGGCGGTGGTACAAACCGCTAAATAATTCACCCTCGCTGGGAGGGCCTTAACTGGATGGCCCAGACGCGCAAGGCGGCAAGAGCGCGATAGCACATCACCGCCAATCAGGGCGAATAGGAGCTGGTCCTTCACCTGCAAAGCCAGTTTGGCGACCACGGCAGCGCGGGCTAACCCAGACCGTTCGTGACCTGATATCCCCTCCTCACTCAATAACTCAAACTCATAGCCGCCTGCATGGCGGAAGGAATCGTCATGTCTGATTTAACCGTCAAGCAAAGCTTCAGCCTCACCCCTTCGTCGCTGAGCGAGGCCATGCAGTTCGCCGAGATCCTGGCAAAGTCGACCATCGTGCCGAAGGAGTTCCTTGGCAATCCGGGCAACATCCTTGTCGCCATTCAGTGGGGCCTGGAGCTTGGCCTGCAACCGCTGCAAGCGATGCAAAACATCGCGGTCATCAACGGCCGGCCCGCACTCTGGGGTGACGCAGTGATCGCCCTGGTGCGCGGCTCGCCTCTTTGCGAATACGTGTACGAAGACGACGACGGCCACACCGCAACTTGCCGAGTGAAGCGACGCGGCGAGAACGAGCAGGTGCGGATCTACACCATGGATGACGCAAAGACGGCCGGCCTCGTCGGCAAGGCCGGGCCATGGACGCAGCACCCAAAGCGTATGCGTCAAATGCGTGCCAGGGCATTCGCCCTGCGTGACGTGTTCCCTGACGTGCTGCGCGGCATGCCGGTCGCGGAAGAGCTGCAGGATATGCCGAAGGAGCGCGAGAACGGTCAGCCGCTCGCCAGCGTAGCCAAGATCGCGGCGCCGGTAGAACTCGAAGCCTATCCGGACGAGAAGCTGGCAGAGAACCTGCCGAAATGGCGAAAGGCGATCGAGGACGGCAAGTCATCGCCTGAGCATCTGATAGCCACCGTCAGCAGCAAATACACGCTGACCGCCGAGCAAATCGACGCCATCAATCAGCTGAAACCACTCGAAGGAGAAGCAGCATGATCATCCATACCGTAGCCCAAGGCTCCGCCGAGTGGCATGCACTGCGCGCCCAGCACTTCACCGCCTCCGAAGCGCCAGCGATGATGGGCGCATCGAAATACCAAACCCGCACCGAACTGTTGACCCTGAAGAAGACCGGCATCGCGCCGGACGTAACCCAGTCGCAGCAGTACATCTTCGACAAAGGCCACACCACTGAAGCGGCGGCACGCCCGCTGGCTGAAGCGCAGATCGGCGAAGAGCTGTATCCAGTTGTTGGCACGCTGGGCAACCTGCTGGCCTCGATGGACGGCGCGACGATGCTCGGCGAGACACTGTTCGAGCACAAGCTCTGGAATGAATCGCTGGTCGCCCAGGTTAAGGCCGAAGACCTCGCCCCCCACTACTACTGGCAACTTGAGCAACAGTTGCTGGTGAGCGGTGCCGAGCGCGTGATCTTCGTTTGCTCGGACGGCACCGCCGAGAACTTCGTTAGCATGGAATACCGGCCAGTCGCCGGCCGCGCCGAACAGTTGATTGAAGGCTGGAAGCAATTCGAGGCTGACCTGGCGAACTTCGAAATGGCCGATGCCCCGTCGATTGTCGTCGGTAAAGCCCCTGATGAGCTGCCAGCGCTGCGCATCGAACTGACTGGCATGGTTACCGCAAGCAACCTCAAAGCGTTCGAACAGTCGGCGCTGGCGGTCATCGACTCAGTGAAAACCGAACTGACCACCGATCAGGACTTCGCCGATGCGAAAAAGGCCGTGAAGTGGTGCGGCGACGTCGAGGACGCTGTCGCCGCGGCGAAGAAGCAGGCTCTGTCGCAAACCCAGACCATCGATGAGCTGTTTTCGTCCCTGGATCGAATCAGCGCCCATGCCCGCGAAACCCGCCTGAAGGTCGACAAGCTGGTGAAAGCGCAAGAGCAGTTGGTGAAGTCGAACATCAAGCAAAAGGCCGAGAAGGCGCTTGCCGATCACATCGCGGCGATCAACAAGACCCTGGGCAACGTGGTTCTGCCGCCAGTCGCCTCGGACTTCCTTGGCGCCATGAAGAACAAGCGCACCATCGCCAGCCTGCAGGATGCGGTTGCTACCGAGCTGGCCCGGGCGAAGATCGATGCCAGCCAGGCAGCTGATGGCATTCGCCTCAACCTTTCGAGCCTGGCCGAGCTTGCTGCTGACTATGCCTTCTTGTTTAGCGACATTCAGCAATTGGTGGTGAAAGCCAATGATGACCTGGTGACGCTGATCAAGTTTCGGATCTCGGAACATGAGAAGGCCGAGGAACAGAAAGCCGAATCCACTCGCAAGCGCATTCGCGAGGAAGAGTTGCAGAAGATCGCTGAAGAGGAAAAGGCAAAGCTTACGGTTGCACCTGTAGTTGCTGAACCGGCACCGGCGGCAGCCCAGGCTCCGGCCGTGTCGGCTTCACCAGTTCGCTCGGCTCCTTCTGTCGTGGCGCCCGCCGCTACCCAGGTCCAGCAGAAACCCGAAGCGCTTCAGGCTGAGGTCTACGACCTTGAAGCATTGGTTAAGGCCGTTGCGTATGGACAGGCTCCGCTATCGGTTTTGGCGGTCAATTGGGAAGCACTCGACGCCATGGTCGCAGACCAAGGCTCCAACTTCAGCATGGCCGGCGTGAGGCTGGCAAAGGCGGCAGCATGAACGCATACGTCAGCCCAGAACTCAGCACGATCCGCGAGAAAGATGCCGATCGTGCTCGGCTCGCCCAGGCCATGGAAGGCTTCGTCGCTCAGGGGAAGGTGATTAAGAAGATCGCCATCGGGCGGGGCCTATTCAGTCCCCAGTCGTTCAACGGTACGGCGACTGATCAGGAACCGAAAGACCTGTCGGTCAAGCTGCCGAAGTCAGCCAAGGCCGCAGCTTATGAGGCGGAACTCGCCGAGAAGATGAAGGCCTATTACGACCGAGGTATGGTTGCTGCGGCCAAAGACCTTCATATCGGTACCCGGCGCGCTAGCCACATCGCAGCCCTGTACGGCATCAAGTTCGCCAGTCATTCCTCGCTCGCGGCCCGCAAAGAGGATCTGGCCCTGGTGCCGAAGATCCGCGCCATGATTCTTGAGGGCCTAACGCAGGACCAAATGTGCGCCGAGTTGAAGATCGGACGCACGACGCTCAAACGAGTCGCCGGCCAGAACGGTTTGACTTTCCGCAGCCCTGCCCAGCACGCCAAGGAAAAGGTTCTGGTCGAGCGCATCAAGGCCATCCGGGATATCGGCTGCACCCGGGCGGCCTGCGCAAGGCAGCTGGAGATCAACCCAAAGGTTCTGCTTCGGCTGATTGCTGAGCATGAAATCGACTTCCCAGTGAGCACGCCGGGGGCCGCATGAGCAAGATCAGGAAGAAAAACAACATGCAGGCCCGGATCGAACGTTCTTGCCGGGCACTCCTCAGCACCAATCACGTCGCCGTCGTGAACATCGACCCCAGCGGCCGGCAGGGAATGATCAACTACAAGTCGTTCAAGAACATCGCCCCGGGCAAGATCGGCCAAGCAGTCTGCGGCCTTCCCCATCGATGGACAATCTACCTGAGCGTCATGTGCCTCGATGCCCGCGGCGACCGCTACAGCAAGTCGGTCGAAGTGGCGCCGGATGGCGTCTACCTCTCCGACCACCTAGCAGACGTGATCGAGCATTGCTACAAGGAGCTGCGCGCCTCTGCCAACCAGAACCAAATGGTGGCTTCTGGCTGGATAGCAATTCCAGAATCCGTATCGCTCGACGAGGCTCACGCGGCCAGGATCTTCGAAGCCGTCGGCGCCTGGAATCAGCAGAAGGTGGCGGCATGAAGCGCATCAGCAACCAGGTGCGCCAGCGCCGAAGACTGACATGGCTGGATCTGCCGGCCCACGGAATTGAAGAGGTGGAACATGGCAAAAACCGCTGCACAGCGCCAGCAGGACAAGCGGGACCGGGACAAGCAGTCCGAAACCGAACGCCTTGCCCGCCTCCTCTCCCGCCGCATATCGCTGGACCTGTATCACAACGATGACGCCCGCCTGAAAAGCCTTATGTCACGACTCGACATCACGGAGGAGCAAGACGTCGTATCGCGGCTCATCTGGGCGGCGGATCGAATGTCTGACGAATCACTTCAAGAGCACATTTGTACTCTTCGCTGATTTGCGTCACGGCCACCTGTCACGAAACCTTAAATTTGTCGCATCCGGTCACGGAGGGCGGCGCCTGACTGGAAATAAAGAATGACTATTACAGCGCCGGTCATCCGCTACCACGGAGCCAAGTTCCGACTAGCACCATGGGTGCTTCAGCACTTCCCGCCACATACCTGCTACGTAGAGTCATTCGGAGGCGCCGCAGGCGTCTTGATGCAGAAACCTCGAGCATATGCCGAGGTATACAACGACTTGGATGGCGATATCGTGAACCTGTTCCGCGTCCTGCAGGATCAGATTGCGCGATCGGGATTAGTCGAGCGGCTTGTATTCACGCCCTACTCACGCGAAGAGTTCGAATTATCATGGGAGCCGAGCGCAGAGCCGATCGAACGTGCAAGAAGAACGATCATCCGCGCCCAGATGGGTTTCGGGTCCGCCGGAGCAACCAAGGGTGTCACAGGGTTTCGCATCGATACGAAGAGGCAGTACGGCACAGCCCAATCACTTTGGGCTGCGTATCCGGAACAACTTGCCGAAGTTGGCCAGCGTCTGAGTGGCGTGCTGATCGAGAACCGCCCAGCGATCGAGGTCATCACCGCTCACGACGGCCCCCAGACTCTGCACTACGTGGACCCGCCCTACGTGCACGACACCAGATACAAAGGTGCATCGAGCGGACGGTATTACAAGCACGAGATGGATGATGCCGCCCACCGGGAATTACTCAGCACTTTGCTCGAGCTAGAAGGAATGGTCGTGCTTTCGGGATACCCGAGTGACCTGTATTCGGAGCTTCTCCCAGGCTGGGCCAGCTACAGCACATCGGCGCGTATCAGTGCCGGGCGCGGCACCGCCAATCGAACGGAATGCATCTGGCTGAATCCAGCCTGTGTCGATCGCGTCAGCCAAATCGGTCTGGATCTCGGCGAGCGCGCTTAACCCATTCCCCCATCACCTCACCCTTCCGGGAGGCCCTATGTCATCCAAAGGAAAACTCGCTGCGGGCCACATGGAGCTTCACTTTTTCTGCGACCAGTGCCGGAAGCCCCGCAGCACCGGAAACCACGATAAATGCAGCAAGGCCCGGCAACGGGAACACGCGCGGAGGAATGAAGATGTCCAATCATGAAACCCTGAACGGCGGCCCCTGCTCTGAGGAAGACTGCGGGAAAAAAGCCAAGACAGGCGGCCTGTGCTCGATGCACTACGCCAGAAAGGTGCGCGGCGGATTGAGACAGCCAACTTTGTCGCCTCAGTCGATCGGCCAGATTTTTACGATGAATGCAGCTGGTCACCCGGCATCCAGCATCGCCAAGGCTGTCGGTTGCTCATACCCAACTGTCGTGCGCTATCTCAACAATGCCGGGATCGTGCTTGGTAATAAGGGTCGAAAGCGCGAACTCACCGACGAGTACCTAAACATGGCGTTGGATATGCGCGCCCAGGGCAAGAAGTGGGACGACATCGAGGCGCACATTGGCTTCTGTAGGCAGACCTTCCAAACATGGATCAGGGCAACGAGGGCTCAATCATGCTGACGAATTTCTTCACCGGCTGGGCCTTGCTGTCGATCATCGCAGTCGCCCTCGCCTGCTGCCTATTTCATAACGGACTATCGGAGGATTTGGAATGATCTGTCGTAAATCTATGGATGCCTGCAAAACGCCTGGCATGTGTTCTCCGCACGGTGGCTGCCAAGACCCTATTCAATCCGAACTGGCTGCTTTGCGGGAAGAGCTGGCGACTCTGAAGTCTCCGGGACCGTTGTGCTTCTGCGGCCTGAAGCAAACAAAGAACCCGCACCCTGAAGCTGGCGTACCTCCCGGCTATCTTGAGGTCGGTACTGTTTACGACTGCATCCCATGCCTGAATAAGAGCCGTCGCGCATGGTCGAAAAAGGCCAATGCACTGACCTCGGAACTAGCTGAAGCAAAGCAGCGCCTTGCGGACGCCGAGCGGCGTAATGTGGAGCTGATCTCGTTGCTACGTGATGCTGCTGAGTACGTCCGGCACCCTGATTACGATTGGCACATTGGCTTCATTCAAGAAGTTGACGCTGCCATCAAACCCACCGAATCGGGAGCAAGCGAATGAAAAAGTTCATCTGGATACTTCGTGCAGCACTGCACATGCGGAAAATCTTCGGGTATTGGTCGCCGCGCAATCTGCAATTCTGCTGGGAGACTGGCGCCACGATATACGACAACTATGAATACGAAGGCAGTGTCAGCGAGATTGGCGAACCTGCTGAAGAAATCGCCGAAGAACTTAGCTGCTGGGGAGACTGAAGCCATGACCAACGATAAAACCGTAACCATGTCGCGAGAGCTGGCGAAAATGCTTGAGCGCAATCTTGTGTGGGGCGACGAAGCATTTAAAGCTCAGCAAGAAATCCGCGCCCTGCTCGCCGCCCCAGTCGTCGAGAGTCAACCCGATGCCTATATGACCGTGCACCCAAATGGAATGAAGGGGCTTTTCTTTCCTTCAGAAAACATAGAACCAAGTCCATATGACAAGCCTCTCTACGTCTCGCCGCCCGCGCCGGTAGTGGTGGTGCTGCCTGAGCGAATTGAGCCGCCATCGGATTACGCATATCGCAAAGGCTGGAACGCCTGCCTCGACAAGGTCAAGGAGCTGAATCAATGATCGCCCTCGCCTGGTTCGCCTATGTGTATTGCTACGAGGGGCCGCGGTGATGACATGCATTCGGATCGAATATGGCTTCATCTGCGTTTCACCATTCTTTCGCCTGCCTCTGTCTGACGGGACTCGAGTGTTCATGAGCTGGCATAACTAACTCGGCCCGATTTTCTTCCGCGATCGCAACGAGCGCCGGGAAATAGAAGACTGGTACGAAAACCCTCGCATCATCGAAGCACTTGACTGGTTCTGCAGTCGCGGCCACCGCGCCTGATTCCACTCCCGCCAAATAACTCCCCTGCTTGCCGCCCCGCGCGGCCGGAGCATCCCCATGTCTCGCATTGAAGAAAGAGAAGGCTGGAACCTGGCTGATCAGTTGATCGAGGCCGGGCGAAAGCTGGACGAACGATTCGGCGGTATTGAGCGGGTCATCGCCAACATTGAACGCACTGCCGCGATGAGGCCGGAAGGCTATCGGGTTGGCATCCAGAAACGCATCGAGGTGGAACGCCATGCAGTATGACATCCATGAGCAAAACCCCGCAGGCGGCCCGGGCAAGCTGCTCGACACCATCGACCGCGTACCAGACATCCGCAAGACCGACTCATTCGTCGAGTTCGACGGCGAGATGCACAAGGTCCTGACCGGTATCCGCAATTTCATCATCGTCACCCAAGAGCGCTGGGCGATGGTGTCGGCTGCTGCATGGAGGAAAATATGAGCGAGCAAATGCGCGAAGAGTTTTCCGCCTGGTATCTGGCGGAGGTAACTCAATCCTACGGCGAGAGCGTCAGGACTCAGGCAGGGAAGAATCTGGCTTGGGTGCGTCAGGATGGCAGCTTTGCAGACCCGATGCTCAGACTGGCCTGCTTGGCGTGGCAAGCGTCCCGCGAACAGCAAAACCTTCACCCGCTCCAGCAGACCCTGCGCGACAACGGCGACCTGATCGCAGCCCATGCCACCATCGCCCAGCAGGCGCAGATGATCGAGCACCTTCGCGGCGGCCCTACTCCTGGCTACACCGCCGTCGACATGACCACCGCTGCGGCGCAAGGGTTCAGGGATGGGGTGGCGAGCGTAGCGATGTTCCGGCCCAGAAAGGATTTAGTGGTCAGGGTTTGGAATGCAGGCGATGACGATGACGCTTTCATCTGCGCTGTAAACGGCGAGGTAACGGTAGACGCCCTGGCCGAGATTGAAGAGGAATTGAAGGGCGAGCACGAATTCAGCAAGGGCCCTGGCGAGTACGTCTATTACGCCTGCCACGATCAAGGTGAAAGTGATGAATACGGCAATGTCCTTTTCCGGCCGGGATGGGAGCTGACAGAGATCAGTTTCGAGAAACCCGACTGGATGAGCATGACGCATGAGCCCGAAAAGCACGTCTCGCCATCCGATGAGCCATGCGACGACTGCGGCGAGGCTGGCTGCATATTCAAACACCACTGCCAAATACCATTTTGAGGGGGCAGTCATGACCGACTACAGCGAACTCAAGAAGGCCGCCGAGGCCTGTGAAGACCTGCTACCGCTTCGGTACATGGAGTGCCCTGGCGCGCTCTACATCCGCAACGACAACGGCATTGTCTTCGACGTGCATCAGAACCGGTCATTCCCCGAATTCATGGCGCAGAACAAGGATTATGCAGATCTGGTGCTCGCCGCCAATCCTGCGACGGTCCTGGCTCTGCTCGCCGAGATTGATCGACTGCGCGGAATTCAGCCCGCATTTCCCCCGCGGCCGCCTGAAGGTGAGGGTCTGCCCCGCTATGGACTTCGCTGGAATGGCCCTCAGCAACCTTTGGCGGTGCTGATGACTGACGGCTACTGGACGCCATGGCATCTAGCCGACCAACTCAAGGCCGAAGTCGCCCGCTCAACCGAGCGAGAGATCCACCAGCTGGCCGAGATAGAGGCGCTACGCAAGAATTCGGCGCGTTACCTGCACCTTAAGGCAACTTGGGACGATGGCCTGTTGCTGGAGCGGTTGGGCGGCAGCGTGCTTCCTGAAGACTGGGATGCCGAGATCGACAAAGATATGAGCAAGGAGTCCCCATGAATACAGCAACTGAAGAAATCGAATTCATCCGACTGCCGGAGGTGAAGCGAATCTGCGGGCTCAGCACCGCAACCATTTACCGAATGGCTGTGAATGGGAAATTCCCTAAGCAAGTGAAGATTGGGGATTCCGCCGTGGCTTGGATCAGGTCAGAGGTTGACCAGTGGGCTGGCCGCAAATCAGCAGCCCGGGTAGATCAGGCCTCCGCCTCCAGCGCATCCAGGTAGTCAGCCCAGTCCTGCATCATTCCTCGCCGCTGCTCCACGTACTCTGCGTGGTTGTACACCTTCCTGATCTTGCTGGAGCCAGCGTGAGAAAGCTGCGCCTCGATCCAGTCCTCGTTGTACCCCATCTCGTTCAGGGCCGTTGAGATCGTGGCGCGGATACCGTGCCCGGTCAGCCTGCCTTCATATCCCATGCGCCTCAGTGCCATGTTGACTGTGCCGTCGCTGATTGGAATTGTCGGCTCATGCCGGCCTGCGATCAGCAGCTTGTAGCGGCCAGTCATCTGGTGCACTTTGCGCGCTTCCTCTACCGCCTGCCGCGACAGTGGCACCAGATATGGCGGAACAACCCCCTCCCCCTTTACCCTGATCATCTTCTTCAACTGCTTCACGGTGCCGGCCGGAACGGTCCACAGCGCTGCTTCAAAGTCGAACTGATCGATGGTCGCACTGCGTAATTCGATTGTGCGCACACCAGTCAGCAGTAGAAGCCTGATAGCACTGCGGGTGTACTCTTTCAGGTCGGCATCGCGCAGCGCAGCCAGGAACTCTTTCAGCTCATGCTGGCGCAGCATTGGGTTATGTTTCTCAGGGGGCTCCTTGGCCGCCACGATATCTAGATCCGCCGCCGGGTTGACATCCAGGTACTCCGAGGCCATCCCGAACCGGAAAATCTCATTCAACCATGTTCGGCATTTGCGGGCGACATTCAGCGCGCCGCGCTTCTCGATGATCCGCAGGGTGGCTAGTACATCCTTGCGAGTGACCTCGGCGATAGGAATCCTGCCCAGCGACGGCAGCAGGTCTTTGTCCAGATAGAGCTGGGCCTGCTTGGCCGCGCCCTTCTTGGCCTCAGCCCAACGCGGAAGTTTGAAGGCATACCACTCGCCGGCCACTACTTCGAAGGTCTTGATCGACGAATCAGCAGCGGCCTGCTTCTCTTTTCTGCGCTCTGAGCGAGGGTCAATACCCTTTGCGACAAGCGAACGGGCTTGATCACGTTTCTCGCGAGCTTCTTTCAGGGAAATTTCAGGATAGGTGCCCAGCGACATGCGCGGCTGCTTGCCGTGCCATGAGAACCGGAAATGCCAAGACTTCGTGCCATTGGGGGCCACGAACAGGGAGAGGCCGCCGCCGTCGGTTATGGAGAACTCTTTGTCGGCCGGCTTGGCCTGGCGCACAGCGGTATCTGTGAGGGGCAT